ATGTGATCTAAATTTTTGGCATCAATATTATCAAAATAATGATAAGTTTTTTTATTATTAACAACAAAAGGGATTAATAGTCTTGAATAATCTTCATATTCTCTTCTGGCCTTTTTTTCATCTTTGTTTCTGGTTTGACTTTCATAGTGATAACAAACTGCATCACCACAAAAAATATTTTCTTTATTATGGTTTAAACATTGAATATTTAATTCGACATCTTCAAAACATTCTCTATAGTTCGTATTAAAGCCGCCAATTTTTAAAAATAATTCTTTGTTAATCATTAAAAACGCACCAGTATTACCAAATATTTTTCTATTGTCACCATAGAAAGAATAATAACTTTTTAAACCTTTGTGTGTTAACATTATTCGATACATACCATTTGGTTCTTGATTTAAAAAAACTCTAATACCTGAATGTTGTACCGTATTGTCACCAAAATGTAAACGAGCACCAATAGTACCAACTGTTTTTTTGTTTTTAAGATAAGTACCCACCATTAAGTTGATGGCATTGTTAACGACTTTGATATCATTATTGCAGAACAATAAAACTTCTGTATCTTTTTCAATATGGTTTTCTACCACATCATTGTTAATAACTGCAAAATTATAAAAGTCGTATTCAACTATTTTAACCCAGTAATGTTGATCCGACTTAAACTGTAACCCATCTACATAATCTTTTAACTCAGCTAATTCTTCAGGTGTTGAGCCAGTGTCAGCAATAATAGTTCTCATTGCCATACCAATATATCCACCTTGTTTATAAAGTGAGTCAACACATTGTTTAACTAAATCTATGTTACCTTTGGTTGGGATTATAATGGATAACTTAGGGTATTCTTTTAAAGCTTTAAATTTAGTTTCATACCTTAATTCAGGTTTAATTTTATAGGGAAGTTTACCCTTATATTTTTGGACAAACTGTTCACGGTTTTTTTCCCACTCTTCGTTGGTCATCCCAATTGATTTATGGGTTATCTTAATATCAAACATAACCCCAACTTTAACACCATTTAAATGGTTATTAAACGTAAAATCAACATCATAAAGATGAAAACCTTTAAATGATTCATCAAATCTTTTTTTAATTCTGTCTTTATGGGCAACAAAAAATAAACCATCAAGAATCACTGTTTCAATAATATCATCACCAAAATTTTCAGAATACCTATTTTCCCAGGTTTTTCCTTGGTGAGAATGAGAAACAATGCCAACCATTTTTGATTGATCTTCCCACCAACGACCTGTTTCTGCCATGTCGGTAGTTCCTGCCATCCCCAAAATACCATAATCAGTATTTTGAAAATGTTTTATAATTTTTTTACCCCAACCTTCTTTTAAAAGAATATCATCGTGACAAAAAACAACAATGTTATTTTTGGTATTATCTAACCCTTCATTATAACATTGGGTTAAAGATTTTTGACCATTGTTAACAATTTCATAGATTTCAAAATCTTTTAAACCAATGGTTTTTTTAATGTACTCTTGAAACTCTTTATTGGGTTTCCTAGTTGAGTAAACAACACTTACCATTAAGATTCTACTTTTTCTACTTCTTTGATTTTTTTAATCAAATTATTAATATCTTCGTCACTATAAATTTTGGCTTCACCATTCAGATATTTTGAATTTTCGGTTCTTAAAAAAGCATTCCACTCTTTTGTGTAAGTGTTGTAGTGAAAATAATAATCGTATAAATTTTCCATATTTTTTATTTTTTAAATTTCAACAGTAATAATATTAACAGGTTCTTCACATAAAATTGATAAATGGCAAGCAGCTTTAATCGCGTCTTTTACTGAGGAACCTAGATATAGAGCTGCAAGAGCAAAATCCATCCCAGCACCAATAGCCGCATAATCCGTAACTTCCTTAACGTAAAAACCTTCAATTAGAAAAACCTTTTTATTAAAAATAATAATGTAACTATTTTCTAATTTATCGGCATCAGTTTTTTCTCTTTTCCAGGAAAAAAAATCAAAAAGATATTCTGTCACCGCTTCAACCGAAGCCTCTCTGGGTTTTCTTGTTTTTGAAAATATTTGAAAAAGAGCACCTTCTTGGGCCTCACCGACATCACCGCAAATTAACCATTCATTTTGGAACAGTTTTGCCATTTTATCTTTTTCTTGTGTATAACCATTTATAAGCACTGAATCAGCACCAATTACAATTTTATTTTTTTCAACTTTTACTGCTACTACTGACATAATTTTATCTTCTTCTAGGGTGTCTCCAGGCTCTGGGGTAAGTTCTATATTGCCAACCGTATTGGTCTAAATAGTAATAGTTATTATTTGGCCAGTAAGGTGAGTACCAGTAAGGCGAATACCAATTTGGCCTATAATAATGGTAAGGATAAAGATTGTTCGTTGGCACATCCGTTAAAGAAAAACAAGATGTTAACAACAAAAAAAGTGAAAAAACAATAACAATTAATTTTATTTTCATATTTTTATTCTTTTATTGGGTTATACAGTGTATACTTTGAGGTTAGTTCTTCACCGGCTTTAATATTCTTAATTGTTTTTAATTTTATAAAATCATTATCATAAATAACTTCACAATTTGGTGTTTCTGAGTGGTTAAAAAAACCACCTAGTGGTGTTCTAATGTAGTGGTCTTCAAAACGACTGTCTAAAACATGTGTAATACCGATTACAAAATTAGCGTCGATATCTACATTAGTAAACAAACCAAGGCCATCTATTGTTGATGCTTTAATTGTTAAGTAATCGGGTAGTGGCCTATAATGTGACATAATATTAATTTTTACCAGTTGATCCAAAGCCACCTGAACCACGTTCAGTTTCTGAAAGTTGATTTAGCTCTTGTAATTTAATTAAGGCACCAAAATCGTCACTTATTCTATTTCTAACAATAGCTTGTGCAATTCTATCACCTTTTTTAAATTCAAAATTTTCATTACTAATATTAAATAATAGTACTTTTACTTCACCTCTGTAATTTTGGTCTATAGTACCAGTTAAAACACCTATACCATGTTTAAAAGCTAAACCACTTCTAGATTTTACTTCGATATCATATCCTTTAGGTATTTCAAAAAACAACCCAGTAGAAATTAACATTCTTTCCAACGGTTTTAATATGCCACTTTCGTTAGCTCTTAAATCAAAACCAGAATCACCTTCTTTAGCCCAAATAGGATCAGGGTTGTCAGATAGATTTACAAATTTTATTTGTAATTTACCCCAATCAACATTTTCAGATTTAAAAGATGATTCCATATTTTTTGTTACATTTAAGAGCCTGTCTAATTCCGTGATTTCGTCATTTGAAATTAAACCTAATTTTTTTCTGTGAACTAATTCTTTAATATAATTTTCTAAATCACTTTTCATTTTAAATTATTAAATTTTGTTATAATATCTACTAAAGCTTTAACGTCTTTTTGACAATAAGTTTTAATTTCTTCGTATTTACCTTCCCAAAAATTAGTAGTCACACTATCACCCTTAACTTCACCGTTTTTAGGAGAATCAACTTTTAAAACACTACATATCAAATCCAAAGAACCAATGCTCTTACCGCCAAAATTCCAAACGTCTCTGGTATCGACAACTTTTAACTCCCAAGGTTTAGTGTTGTGGTTTGGAAACAACTTTGGTGGTTTTAACCCGTTAATAACGTATCTTTTCGCTAAAAATGGGATATCAAAATTTTTAATATTTTGACCACAAAGTTCAAAACCTAAAGTTTCTACCTTGTCAAAAATTTTACGAGTGTTCATTAAGATTTCAACTTCATCTTGACCACAAAAAGATTCAAATTTAACTTTACCGTCTTTAGTTACAAAGGCCATAGAAATACAGGCGACCTTACCAAATTCAGGGAAGAATGCCGCAGTTTGTCTATAAACTTCTTGCTTAACTTCTTCTTCAGCCATTTTTTTAGTGATTCGATTTTCATCGGTCACTCTTTCTCTAAAGTTATCATAATAAGATAACCATTGTTTATAATCTTCTTCAGGCAAATCTTTAAGAAATTCGTATTGACTTACACTTTCGATGTCAAAAAATAGTAGTTTTTCGATGTTAAATTGCATTGCTTTCGGTTATTAGTTCTTGTGTTTCTTTTTGATTTCTTTTTACAATTTCGGAATAAAAATCTGACCTTGTTTTTGTGGTCACATCAATATGATATTTTTCCTTGACACAAAGATATAAATTTTCTCCCATTATTTCAATAAGCTGTGGGTTTCTGTGTAATAATTTAATTGCTTTTAACCAATCACTGTGATTTTTTCCAGAATCAATTAAAATTGCATTACCTTTTTCGTTAATTTTGCCACCAAACTCCATAACATTTACCAAATCAATAGTATAAGGCCCGTAATTTTGAGCGATTAAAGCCTTTTTATGGAATCCAGCCTCAATAACTTTTAATTGTGATTTTACTTTATTAAACATATGTTCTTTTAAAGGAGCTAAAGAAATCTCAAAAGAATTGTAATTAGAAGCATATGTTGTAATTGGTTTTGTCCAAACACGACGATAAGGTTCATTAATGTCTTTAAAATCATCTTCTTGTGAATATTTTAAAAGATGTTTTTTATACTCTGGACTCAATATTTTATAATCATCGGTAAAAAGTTCTTCATAACGAGCCCAAACACTTTCATGTGGTAAGATTTTTCTGGTTTTTTGTTCTCCAGTCTGCGGGTTATTTTCGGTCATGCTACCACGAGTATCAAAACCACATAAAACCAATTGTGTATCTTTAGCTTCTTCAGACGCCATCCAAACATTTAAACCTTGTTTTATTAAACGCAAATCTTCTAAATGTGAACTACCACCTAACCAACCAATACGAAATTTTTTATCACTTGTGACCAATTTTTTTTGAAATTGTGGTTCCTCTGGGTTTATAGCATTTGGAATAACAATAACGTTTTTATTGTATTTTCTAATTTCATCTGCAAAAATTTTAGTTGTTGTTGTGACATAATCAACTAACGGAAAATTACTTTTAATGAGTTCATCTAATTTTGCTTGTTTTAACATTACGTATGCAGGGTGATCAGGTGATGGCATCCAGTAATCATCAATATCCATAACTGAAATTATGCCAAATTTTTTAAATTTATTAAAAATTCTTTTTGCATTTTCACCGTAAACTGGTTGTAATTGCCCATTAACATTGTCGGTTATTGTTCTATGAAAATGAACAATATGAAAACTCTTTAAATAGTTATCATCATCCCAGTTAATACTATCAATACCTGCTGTTATAATATCCACAAAAAAATCATCTGGATACATTTCTTGTAATCTTAAATGTGGATCTAACGACCTAAACTTTGCCACACCTGAACGGTCTGAACAAATAACTAATACTTTAATTTTATCTTTCATATATATTTTATTTAATTTTAATGCAATAAAAAACCCCACATAATAGTGGGGTTTTTTTCTTTTTTGTAAAGGTTATTTTTTACCTTTTGGGGTTCCTTTGTTACCTTTGCAACCACAGCCTTTTGTTGTCATAGTTTCTTTTTTTTATTTAATTGTTATTCCTTTTTTTTATATTAGGCATTGGCATAACATTTCCAGAAAAAATTGTATTGCCAGCTTTAAACTGAACATTTTCTTTAACCAACCTAGATTCAAAATAATTCTCAATTATTTTAGGTAAAGCTTTTGAAATTTCCGACGCAATTAATTTTCTTAAATGTGCTTCATCAACATTAACTGAACTTGTTTCAAAATTTTCAGTTACCATTTTTCTTTTTTTAATTTCTGGTTTTTTTGTTGGTTGTGCAAACATATCAATTTCGTCGTCTTCACTGTAAACAGGTTTTCTAACCGATTCTTTAACTGGGGCAACGCCACGTAATTCTCTAATAGCTTCATCGTCAATATCACTCATTGGGTTTAATTGTGGTATTGGATTTTCTAACATCGCTTTTTGAATTGCTGCAGGTAATTTGGAACTTTGTACTTTTTCTCGGTACATTTCACTGCCTACTTCAACGCTTTCGTTTATCGACGTGTTATAGTCGGAGTAACTTTCAGACATTACATTTCTATCATTTGTTAAACCAGGTGTTTGTGATCTTTTTACCGCACCGGTATCAAACTTTTCTGCGGCTTTATCAATTGCTTTTGCCTTCTTGAGAATTGCTAATAATTTAGGATCCATTTTAAAATCTTGCTTGTTTATTTATACTTATCATACTACGGTCACCAAAACGATTATATTTTGGTATCCCACTTATTCTATCTGAAATTGGGTTTGTAAATGGCCTTTCGTTCATTTCCTCCCAATCCATTATTCTATCTAATCTAAATGTTTTCCAGCCTATTTCTGTGTTAGTGTCACCAGCGTATTGATATGCTCTTACAATTGGATTACCGGCTTTAGAAAGCCCTAAAACATAAGATTCCAAATAACGAGTACTATATCGACCATCTGGTTCCTCATATCTTATTTTAACCCTGTTGTGTTTAACAATAGCATCACTAACCTCAGTATCTGAAGCTGCTTCTAAAATAAGTTCATTTAGAATAGAGTAAAGCTTCATTATTACCAATATTGTTGTGGATAGTTAAAGTTGTTGTAACCCGCTCCTGGTTCGTATTTGTTACCAGAACTATATGTTAAAAATTGTTGCGTTTGAATATCAATAATGGTACCTACTTGGTTATTTGCGTCACCACGACCTTTTTCGTCGTTATCACTTAAAGCATTTGGGTGTGTCGACCCATATTGGTTACCCGCTAAATTTTTATATTCATTTATTGTGGTTAATGTTAATCTTTCAGCGTCTGCTGTTTGTTTTAAACCAGGTAATTGATTTAAAATACCACCAGGTCCAAAGCTTTGAACACTAGCTGCATCTGTTAGGATTGGTGCGATTTGTGGCATAATTCTTTGTTTTTATTAAAAATATTTATGATGTTTTCCATCTTTTCTATCTCATAAATATGTTGAGATTCAGAAATACTTTTTTGGTGTGAGGTTTTAATTTTAACATCGTCGGTTTTTACCTTTGTGTTAAACGACATGTCATCATTTTTATAATGACTACCAACCATACCAGTATTTGTTTTTATTTTTTTGTTTGCGTTTATAGAACTTCTAGCGTTATTTAAGGTGCTATTTACCCAACTTTTCATTTTTAAACCACCATTTAAAATAAAAGGTGTTGTTTGTTTTTTATCATCCATATAATCAGTATTATGTGGTTGTGTATCGAAAAAATTTTTAATTCTTTTTAATTCTTCATAACTGATTTTTGAATTTGAAATTAAATTTTTTAACCTTTGATATCCTTCTACGTTTTCCTCGCCTTTATAGGCTCGCATAATTCTTTTTAAATGATTTTGTAATTCTTCAGGTAAATCCCAATAATGCCCTTGTAACTGTGAATTTGCCATTTATTTTAATTTTTTTACAATTTCTTCTTTATATTCTACAGGAATATCAACAGTGCCGATGTTATTGATTAAAAAATTTAAAATAACGCCTTTTTGTTCACCTGTCGCCTGGTTCAAATCAACAATATCAACTAAATTTTTTAATTTCCTAACTAAAATCGGGTTTTCTTCACTAACAACATCAATATCTGGAATGCCGTTTTTTCTAACATTTAAAATATCTTTCGCTATTTTTTTATTAACAATATCTTCAATCATATTGTCTATTTTATTTTTTGCGACTTCTTTAATTCTTCTTTTGGCTTTAAAGTTTTTTAATTTGTTTTTATTAAAATTCCTAATATTTTTCTCATCATCCATATAGGAAACCATTGTCGGATAACTATCATCAGCTAAAGGTGTTTTAACGGCTGGCATCGGTACCAATGAATAATACCCTCGATACCCTTGTTGACGTTGTTGGGCTGTTGCATTTTTTAATTGTTCACCATCTTCAGGGTTAAATATTGGATCTGTGGTGCTGTTAGAAGCCGATTTCACATCATCTCTATTGGGTATTCTTTTACCATCAAAATAAATGAATTCGTTTACAAAATTTATCATTTTTTCTTTTCTTTATAAATATCATAGAAAAACGATTTATTTTATAATTTTTCACTTAATTCATTGACCGCTTTAATAATATATTCTTTTGTTGGCTTAATTTTTAAACCAAAAACTATTGTTAACCAATCTAAAGTTTGTTTGTAATTAGGTGCCCAAATAGCTTCATTATGAATTCCGTTATTAGAAAAGAAAACATGTTTGTTGTAGATGTTATAATAAGTAGTCAAAGGGGTTGAATACCCTAATTTTTTTAATTTTAAAGCTATATCGTAAGTAACAAATTCTTGTAAATCTAACATCATAATTTATAAATATCCATAAAAATTAATTTATATAATTATATAATAATTTCTTTATTTTCTTGAAATCTATCTTTTATCATATAAGTTTCGGAAACACCTTTTCTATTCCAAAAATTAACCTCACCTTCACTCATAGTCATCAATTCTTCTAAGGTATCTTGGTCTTCTGGGTTTGTTGCAATACCACCAATTAACTCTAATTCTTTAGAAGTGAAATATTGTTTGTCTTCTGGGTTCTCAATAATTAAAGATTCTCGAATATGTAAAGGAAACACTACTAAAAGTGGCTCTACTTTTTTATTAAAAGCATCAATGTATTTTGGTACATTATATTCGCCAGTTAAATCAGGATTTTTCTTAATCTGGTCTTCGGTAATCAAATAACAATTAAATTTAAGAGTACCTTCTGGTGGGTCTTTTTTAGTTTTACTGGTTGTGATATCTGCGTGAGATTTTTTAGTTCCATTATTAATATAATAAATGGTATCACCCAAGTTTATGTGAATACCATCACGAATAATTAACTCCATGTGAGCTTGTCTAGATAGTTCCCTACCGTTTTTGTCGGTACCTCTTTTTTTATAACTCTCAATGGTTTTTTTAACTTTTGATTTATTTGCGATATCTACCAAAGGTATTTGTTTGTTATAAATTTTTTCTAAATACTCATAATAAAAATCAACAAACTCCTTACCTTTACCATCCAACAACAGTCTAATTGCTTTACTTAAAAACTTTTCAATATATTTAGGTATTGTTTTTCCCTTAATGGTATTACCTGTTAATTTAACTTTTCCACCAGGTTTTAAAATTGCATAATTTTTTCTGGATAAATTAATTGTTGCATCCATAATATCATCAATATCAAGACCCATAACACCGTGCATAAACCTTTCGTTATATTCAGCAACATCGGCATCAATACCTTTATATACAACTCCTTTTTTAACAAAACGATGTAAACCATTACCAATATATTCTCGGTTGTCAGCATCTTCAGGACAAGAAAAATTAACCCCATCAGTATCTAACACTAAAGGTGTGTATCCTCTTTCCATGAAAAAAGTAATCATAGTTCTTAGATATTGTCTACCTGTACAAGTAATCATCTCACCGATATCAATATCACCCCAAGGAAAAATGTATGGAGCGGAAATAGAACCAAAAGCGGAATTATTTAAACCCTTAATTGGTAATTGTTTTTTATCGTACATGGAAGCCGCTTTTACGTCACCCACCGCATTTGATTCATTCATCAAAGCTTTATACTTATTACGTGTTTCGGATAAGTACAATAACATAGCTCTTAGAGCACCCGTAATATCACAATCAGGAAAAACTTCGTGCGTTAATTGAATCGACGGATAAAGTGATGCGTAGTCAAATTTTGCAACTTTTTTACTATAACCCAAATGTAAAAGTCTGGAAAGACCACCAGTAAAATCTCTTTTTGGTAATGTATCGGGAATTGCTAGACCATTTTCATACGACCACGCCATCATCAATAATTTCCAAAGTGTCGCGGTTCCCATTGTAATGCTTCTGCTAAAAGTTGTTGGTACCAGTGATGCTGTTAAAAACCCTGCTTGGGTGTAAATATCATCTACTTGTTCGGTTTCCAGTAAGTCATCCGTTAAGTATTCCGTAATTAAAAATCGACCATCAACAATATCCCACTTATCTTCATATCCGTCAATAACAACCATTTCACCTTTTTTATTTTCCACCATTTTTGGTTCTGGTTTATCTTCTTCTAAACCATGCCACTGACCGCTTGTAGGGTTATAATAATATTGTTTATTTTCATTCCAAATTCTACCTAATTGTAAACCATCAACATAAACACGATTTCCTCTTTCTACTTTTGCTTCTTTTGCAATATATTTCAAACCCGCTTCTTTAATGTTTGAATTTAATGCTTGTGCTTGTCTAACACGATGTAAGGTGTCTAAAATATTATAACCCCACATGTTTGTTTGTTCATATTGCTCCAACTCTGCACCCAATTTAAGTGATGCAGTTTTACGTGTTAAAGGAATTCCAGGATGTTTAGTTTTAATAAAACCATCTGAAGTATAAGTTTTAGTTTTATCACCTCTGGGTGAAACTCTAACATATTCATTGACGATTCCTAATATTTTCATTCTACCTAAAATATAGTGCCAGTCAAAGTTTTCAGAATTATAACCAGTAATAATCGAAGCGTTAAGTTCAGAAATAGTTTCAAAAAACTTTATAATCATTTCTTTTTCAGCTTCAGTCGTCCATTCACCATTTTCATCGTAAGCACTTAAAATCTTTCTAAAACCACGATTATCCTTAATACCAATCAAAAATATATGACCTTCTTCTGGTTCTAAAGAAGTGGTCTCAATATCGAATACTACTTTATGAACTTCAGAATAATCATCAAAACCTTTAAACAATCTTTTACCGGTTTGAATCATATATTGTTCAATCGGTGGTAATATTTGTATAACGTCTTTTCGTTTCCAGGGGTCTAAACCACCTTTTTTAAAAAAGTTAACCAAATCACGATAAGTACCAGTTGTTTTAACCAAATATTTAAAACCATCTTCTAAACGTTGATTATCATCGGTTCTTAATTTTTCGGTAGAAATTCCATGTCTTTTTGCCTCATACTTCATTCTTTCAACATCATCACCATAGAAACCAGTATCTTTTAAAGATTTGGTCCATAAAAAAGGTATAAACTTTTGAGTTTTAATTTTTTTACCTTTTTCAGGGTCATCAATCATAAGATAAACACGATTAGAATTATCAACCGACCAATCATCTGTTTGGTCTAATTCTATTCCTACAATATATTTTTCAGGGTCACGACCTTCTAAAAAGGTTTTAATGTCAGCGGGAGTCGCTTGGGAAATTTTTTCTTTGCTCATAATATTTCATCTGTTTTGGACGGGTACAGTAAGACCAACTCGTTATTAATTTTTAATAAAGATAACGAAATATTTTGAGATAGTAAATTACTTTTGTTTGATTATGAGTTCACCTAAAACTTCTATAAGACCAACTAATTTTTGAAATTCTACTTGTCCCATTTCAACGTTTTCAGATAAGTCACATAATTCATCTAGATATTTTTTAAATTCTTTTTTTGATTCTTCCAAATCAAATTTACCTTCCATTGCTTTTTTATAGTAAGGTAATTTAACTCTAAAATGGTGATAGGTTAACATTGCTGGACCACCTTTTTCTTTTGCATTATTGGTGATTTTTTCCGCACCTTTAAATCTTTTTTCAGCAAAGTCTTCAAAACTCTTGCTGGTGGCGATTTCTTCTTTTAATATTTTTTTTATAAGATTTTTCATATTTTATAAATATCAGGTCAATACCTTTCGTTTATGGGTCATCTCCAGCTTTGTACGAAGGGTTTAGCCGATGAAGGCTGCTGTCAATACCTTTCGTTTATGGGTCATCTCCAGCATACGCACGCATAAGTCTTTGGTTTCCTGATTGTTAAGACCAAATTTTTGACGTAATTTTAACCAAATTTCATCATAATCAACCCATAAATAAGGATCTTTTTTATCTCTATCCACACTATCCGCCATTAAAGTAACCCCGCTTTTATCCTTATATAACATCCAACCTGGATTTTTTTCCGAAGGAACCGCCTTTAAATTGGACATAATTTCATACAAAAATTCTTCAGCGGGTGAAAATTGTTTGGTGTTACCAACCAATTCTTCTGCCCAATCAAAATCATCAAACTCTTCCCTTAATATTTTTCTTATAAGATTTTTCATTTTAACATACAATTTTAGCTTTTGTAAAACTATCTAATACATTTATATATAAGTCTTCCCTAATTGGAACAATTAAACTCTCACCATTGTCTAAAAAATCAACTCTAAATTCCGCTTTAAAAGAACCTGCCTGGTTTACATCTTTAATGTCAAATTGGTAACCTAGATAATATTCACCATCTTCTTTACATAGGGCCTTATCTACGGGTAAAAGTAATCCTGCTTTATTAAAAACTTTATAATTACCTTTATCATCTATCATACTGAAGGTGATTGCAGCGTTTTCTAAACGGTCATATATTTGACGATAGGTACTTCTACCGTCATTAGTTAATTTTAACTTAACTACCGGAAGTGTGCTGTTCTTACGAATGAAAAAATTTTGTGCCATCTTAGTTAATAAATATCATCAACATGGTATTATGATATAAGGTGGTAGTGGACTTTTACAACTACCACAGTTATTGTTTCCTGGTTGTACAATTTGTGCACCGCCAAAAGTATTGTCTTTACAATATCTTCGACAATCAACAAAAAAGTTATTTCTAATTTCTAAAACATTTAAAGCCTTTTCATAAAAACGTAATTGTGATAACTCACCTTCAAAAGTTCCTGCAAAGTATTTTTCAATATCTAAATTTTTATCAGCTGGGTCTGGACCACCAAATGTTTGACTTTCTGTTAGACCTTGTGTACCACCACCCCAACTCATATTAAAAGGTACACCTATTTGTTTATCACTCCATTCGTTTAAAGCACGTAATTGTAAGCCAATAAAATCATAAACTTTATATTTTGCCAAACCATCAACCCAAAAAGTTAAAGTACCTGCCGGCAAACCATATTTAGAACCACCCTCAATATAAGTCACTACAACATGCGTCCATGTGTTTCCTGTTGGCATAATATTTGCGTCAGAATAACCTTCTTCCATAACGGTTCCAGTTATTAAAAATTTATTATTATAACAATCACCCGTAACTGTCATCTTACGGTAACCAATTCGACCATCATTTGTAATTCTAAAACCTAAAGCGTTTTCTGATAACTGGTCACAATAATTATAACTATAACCAGTAACTACCGAATTTAATACTGGCGTGTTACAAACGCTACAACAAGTTGCTATTTGACTACTGCCCTGAGAAAACCAGTTTTGACCACCTGAAATATAACTTGGGTCAACATACCCTGTGGTAACAGTACCACAAACATCACAAGTAACCTGACAACCACAACTACAACTAGTATTTCTGGTAAACCAACTAACGCCACTATTTGGTTCTACTACTTTTTCCTCGTATTCTAAAGAAGCGGTTCTTTGTAATGGAATACCAGTGGTAGTCGTATATCCTGTTTCACCTGAAAAATCATTCCAAAATTTATTTTCTGCTCGTGTACCAATATAAAAAAAGAAATTAGTGTTTCCTGTGAAATTATCATTTAAAGTAAGACCTGATGTATTCCCTGAAGAACAATAAGAGTTATCCCATTTAATCCAAGTCTCCATTGACCAGCCATTTGGAAATTCTGTTGGCATTACTTGCCATTTTGTATATCCAGAAGTTGAAGTTAAGGTATATCCACTTTGACAACAAGGATCAACACTTAATTCGTTAATTGGTGATGGCTTGTCGTTATCTAATTTAAAAAACCCTTGGTAAAAACCACCGTTTAAACAAACAGTATCACCAACGGGACAACCACCTAAAGCTTCTACATTATAATGAGTTTCATATGGATAGGTATAAATTCCAGGGCCAACTGTACAACCAGATTCTGAATTATATGTAATACTATAACCAGTAACAGCGTATAAAACTAATCTAGTATCTGCTGATGTTATAGTTAAAGTTTTTCCTGATAAACAATCAGTTCTACCGTTATCAACCCCCGTTAACCCCCAATCATTTAAGGTAAAACCACTAGAAGGTGTCAAGGTATAACCTGACCATTCTACTAAAGAAGTCAAACTATAACTTGACGTTGTGGTACCACTGTTGTTAATATCAAACCATGCAACCAAACCATCCGTTATAATCACATGACCACAACTATCTTTACAATTAATGGCATAAGGAATAAAATCACCAGTTTTGTCGTTCGCAAGATTAAAATCCCAATATTCATTGTAAACCAAATTTATGGTTTCAAAATTTTTAAAATAATAGTTGTTTTTTATGTCCATTAATACACTTTTGTTATTGAAAACCTGATGCCATCACTACTAGTGTAAACTGTACCGTTATAACTTCTATTAGTCCAATTTAAATGTTTTAGAGAGACAAAATCATTTATACCGTCAGCATATATTAAAGTACTTACTGTTACATCAATTTCTGATTGTACATTAGGTAATACTGCCATATAATTTCCTGCATAAATATCAGTATCATTTGCCGGGTGAATACCTAAACCAAAAGTACCTGCCGAAACTGATTGCCAATAAACAGAAGAATCATTATCCGATTTAAGATGTATCGATCCTTCAATAAGATAAAGACCTGCTTGTGTTATACTAAAAACTCCACTATTATTATTAAAAGTACCGAAACTACAACTTGGTGGTGATGTCACATAATTACCTACTCCCGTTGAATTAGAGACAACACCATTTGATACTATCTGTGTAAAACCAGTAATTCTTTTACCTCTATCAGCGATACCACCATTAGCTATTGTTACCGACGGTATAATACCTGCAGGTGGTTGACTACTAGAATTTATAAATAAAGCACAATAATAAACATTTCCAATATTTTTAACTTCAACATTACCTGTAACACTGTCTCTAACCAAAACTTGCGAAGTTGTACCTGTATGTGTGTTTGGTTGGTAATTAATATTTAAATTCGGAACATAAACAGTATTACTTGATGAACCCGTGATGTTTTGACCGCCCAATAAAACCGAATTTGTTGCACCACTAGTTAAGATAGAATCAGTTGAGTGTATGAAGGAAGTGAACCCATAAGCTTTTGAATTACTTCCTGACGCAAATGAATAGGTACCAATAGCCTCTGTTAAAATACCTTGTGAATGTGAACTATTACCTAAAGCTTTAGTTGCAATACCTTCTGCGTGTGAATAAGATCCATTGGCAACTGTTCTTGTAAATATTGTACCACCTCCTGGGGATGAAAAAGATTGAAGCCCTCCTTCCGCATGTGAATAGTCACCACGTGCTATTGCGCCTTGACCTTCCGCATGTGAATAATAACCGCCTAATATTTGGTCGGCCGATTCAGCTTGTGGATTTTCCATTGGTGCTATTATCGTTTCTCCACCATCAGTTTCATTTATATATACTATTGTATTAGTACCATCAAAAGTCGGTGTCCCACTTATTGTACCATACATCCCTGAAGCGTTAGTCATAACATAAGTCATACCGGTAAACTGTGACACAACATTACCATAGGTAGAATCTAACGTGATTACACCGTTTGTTGTGTTTGTGACTGTATAACCATATACACCAGTATAAGACCCAGATCCTTCTGCGTGTGACCACCAACCAAGTGACCGCGTATCACGACCTTCCGCGTGTGATCTTTCACCGGTTGCTATCGTATTTTCACCTTCTGCATGTGAATAATCACCTTCTGTTTTAGTACCCCTACCCTCTGCGTGAGAATAAGCACCAGTGGTTAGTGTTGTCGATCCTTCCGCATGTGAATAATCACCAGTTGCTGTTGTAGTAAAACCTTCCGCGTGTGAAGATATGCCATTCGATGTTGTACCTTCACCTTCCGCGTGTGAATAATTACCAATAGCTTCTGTGCTATTGCCTTCTGTATGAGAACCATAACCAATTGCTGTTGTACTTACACCTTCCGCGTGTGAAGAATTACCACTTGCTATTGTAGTCTCACCAATTGCAAAAGAAAAATCACCACTAGCTGTATTATCATCATCACCAAAAGCAAAACTACGAAAACCATTTGCGAAAGAACCAACACTTTGAATAGAATCATGAATTGTTATTGGTGAACATCCGTGAATGTTACTAACATATAAATCATTTATACAAGAAGCTGAAGTGTTTCCTGTAAAAGAAGGTATATTAAAACTAAAACTTGTACCATTTTGTTTATTTAAAAAAACCGTATTTCCAGATACAGTTGTCCCAGTAATATCTCTACCAAAAAGAAAAGTAAAATTACTATCTAATTGTGGTTGTGTTAAAGGGGTTCCTGAACTTCTTAAATTTAATGACATTTTATATTATATTTTTTACATTATTCTTGTTATTGAAAATCTGATACCGTCACCTTGAACACCAGTATAATTTCTATCAGTTTTATTTAAAACTTTAACTCTAAAACTAGAATTAGAAGCTGCGTAAATTACAGTGCTAATACTGATATCTATTTGATTTGTTCTTGGTGCGTTTGCTCCATACAATTCATAAACATATTGTGCCGTATCAGGGTCAGGGATTATTGTTTGATAATCACCAACATAAATATCAGTTGCGTTATTAGGACAAATACCAATACCAAATTCACCAGTCCCCGAAAGTGACCACGCGGTTGATGTGCTAGTGTCTGGTTTTAAATGTATATATGCGTTTAACATTAAAGTCGCATTCACATTTGTCGTAAATAAACCTGTTGTATTATCATATGTACCAAAGTTAGTGTTTACTGTTGGTCCGGATTGGGAAACATTGTTACTATATATAGTGGTATAACCCGTAATAACTTGGCCTTGTGGTATGCCTTTAATCGAATCGAAACTTGGCCCAACGCCTGCTATTGGTATGGTTGAAGCTGAAGTTACAAGAATAATACTTTCCAAACCAAATGGTCGACTTTCAACAACACCAGTTGTTGTATTTCTAACTAAAGCTTGGGTGCTAGTACTTGCAGTTACCGCCATTGTGGTTAATGTTAAGGTATCTGCGGATAAACCGTTTGTAACAGTTAATCCAGTTAATCTGTTAATATTAACCGTTAAATCAGGTTGACTCCCGTTTCTACTTATTGTTAACCTGTTTGCATTGTTATAAGTAAAACCGGTTACAAAAGTATCAGTATAAGCGGTTAATAAAGATAGATTAGTATATTCAATATTACCGGTACTAGAATTTCTTGATAAAATTTGAGCATTTGAATCATTATTTGTTGGTGTTGTGTTAATGTTTAAACTTGGGACATAAACAAAATCATTTGATGTTCCGTTTATTCCAAAACCACCTAAAACAACTGACCTATTACCAGAAACCGTTGATCCAACTGAATGGATAAAAGAATTTGCTCCCGATGCGGTTGAACCTGAACCTGATGCAAAAGTTCCTTCTGTTGTTGCGTTTGTAAATAACCCTTGTGCGTGTGAATAGTTTCCTGATGCAACAGTCCCTCTACCTTCAGCATGTGCATATTGACCTGATGATGTTGTTGATAACCCCTCTGCGTGAGAACCTAACCCACTAGCGGTTGTATTAGCACCTTCTGCATGAGCATATGTTCCACCAGCAGTTGATGTTCCATTACCTTGAGCCATGGAAAAGTTACCTGTCGCAGCAACATTGTTACCGAAAGCAAAAGCTGATGTTCCTGCCGCGGTAGAGCCACCTGCAGAACTTTTAAGTGAACTCCCTATTGTTATAGGATTACTACAACCATATAAATTTTGAACGTATATATCAGTAATACAAGTACCTAAAGTGTTGCCTGTAAAACTTAAACCAGAAACTGAAAGAGAACCGTTTTGCCTGTTTAATGTTAAAGTTCCGGTACTATAATTATAAGTACCACCAGTTACAAAATTATCAGTAAAACCGGTAAAACCTGCAATCGTGACAGAACCGTTTTGGCGATTTAAAGTTAAAACATTACCACCAAAAGTACCACCAGTCACGTAGTAGTCAGGAATACCTGTTAAATTAGAACCATCACCATAATAAGTTGTCGCACTTACTGAACCGTTAATAGAAGTATTACCAGTAACATTTAAATTACCAATTACAGAAGTATTACCAACAATTCTTGTGTTACCACTAACGGTTAAATTGCCATTAATAGTTAATCCTGTCATTGTGTTAATGGTTGCAGTAAAAATACTACCATCGTTTAAGGTTAAGGTTAAGTTGTTATTGTTATAACTTAAAGAACTTATAGAAGTACCTGTTTGACCAACTTTAACATAACCATTACTATCTATAACTAAAAGACGGTCACCAGCGGTACCACCTGATAATGTTGGGTTTAATTGTAAAGCCCCGTTAACCGTTAAGATTCCAGATTGTACCACAATGGTACCAGCTGATGACGGACATGCAACAATATTATTAACGTATAAGGGTGAGGTGCAAGCTGATATCGACCAACTTAAACCACTAACTGGGCCCCAAACAACGGTACCATCAAAATCTAAAGATGTTGCAACTAAACCTGGTGCCGCACCTTGGTTAATTTTTAAATACCCAGGGTTTGCGATTGCCGTAGTTCCTGATAAATTAATTACCATTGAACTGTATTGTACCATGGTTCTATCTTCTATGTTTGGGCGAGTAAAAAATTGTGCCATTTTATATAACTGTAAAACCTAAAGGTCTGTATTGTAACATTTTATTTAATTGTTCAGCCTCTGTTGCCTTTCTGGTCAACATGTTATCCGGACGTAATCTTTCTAGTCTTTCATTAAGACGTGTCATCAACTTCTCCTTATCTTCCTTGGATTCTGACAATAAAGATTCATAATCCATTGTAACCTCAGCGTCAGCAACACCCAAAACACCACCAAATTTTCCACGAACCCTACCTAAAGTTTCTTTACATAAGGCAGTAAAATAATCTCTGACCCATTGTTTTGATGGTGTGTTTAATTCTGTAAAATTAACAACATCAATCGGAACGTCAGAAGGTAATTTTACAATATCTTTATTTGCGTTTAAACAACGTAAACGATCTTCAGCCGTCGTTGTTTCGTAATACCAATACCAAACTCGACTACCGGCAACATTGATGGAATTACCTCCGGCAAAACCACCACGTCCAAAAGCTAAACGACTACCTGGAGGTGGTGCTAAATGTAAAAATTTAGTACCGTTAGGGCCTGCCGTAATCCAATAGATTAATTCTGAACTAACTAATCTTTGTTTTAAATTATAATCTGAGTTTCTTAATACAATATCAAAAGCTGGTGCCAAATAAAAACCACCGTATCCAAAACCACCACCAGCAGCACCATAAGGTAATTGAGCAACACCACCACCAAAACCATAATCACCAAAACCATAATTAGAATATAAAGCGTAATCTACAGTTGGCGGTTGGAAATAAAGTACTTCACTTACCTCACGACCAGCTGGTATTTGATACACTTGTTGGTGGTCATTTAAAACCACATAATCTTGTTTTAGCTCCCAAGGGCCTCTAGCTTGTAAACCAACAATTTTAGAATACGCATAAGTAAAACTATCCTCATAATCCTGACCTCTGGTTGTTAATGCCTTGGTTAAATCTGTTGTGTTTAAATTTATATTATCTAAAGAAGACCATTGTGCCTCTATCAACCATTCATTTATGTAGGCCGAATGATCTTCGATAGCAATTTCCAATAAAGTACAAAGTTGTTCATCGGATAATTCTATTTTTCTAAGTGGAGCACCTAACCTATGTCTGATTTGACGGAAAACTTTTTCCTTTTCGATATCATCTATTACTAAAGTCATTTAGGTTTTTTAATAGATAAATATCCATTACTTTTATATTTTAAATAAAGTTGAAATAAAATCTTCAGCAATATCTATGTGATCAACTTTTTCACCCATAACTTTAGATATTATTTCTTTTTTCTTTTGTAGAATTTCGTAAATTTTTTCTTCTATGCTATTTTCAAATATGGGGTAATATATGTTAACCGTTTTGTCTTGGCCGATACGGTAGGATCTATCCTCAGCTTGTTGGTGGTTTGCAGGAACAAAATCGATATCATGAAACAAAGTTGTATCTGACGCAGTTAATGTGATTGCGGAACCAGCTGAAACAATATTACCAATAAAAACCCTAACTTTTGGATCGTTTTGGAATTTATCAATACTTTTTTGTTTTTCCTTATCCGACATTTCACCGTTGTGACAAACCGCAATGTCACCAAGTTCGTCTTTTAATTTTTTTAAACTTTCAGTGAAAACAGTAAATATAATAACTTTTTTGGTTTCTGATTGTTCTAAAAAGTTTTGCACCATGTCAATAGTGTGTGGAATTTTTTCCTGTGAAATAAATTTTCGTAAAACCACCATTTCCACCATTTGTCTTGCTGGTCCTAATCTTCTACCTTCTAATTTTAACCAAGTAACGTATTCTTCAAAAGCACTTTCGTAACCTTTTCTATTTTCTAACTCTAAATAAAAAGGTGAAATAATTTTAGGTGGTAAATCTAAATGGTCTTCTTTTTTTCTACGAAGAATATAATTTTTAGTTTTTTGATGTAGCTCTTCTAAATTAGAAGCACCATCGGTCAACCAAATTCTTTTAATTTTACCTGATGCTAATTTTTTATTAAATGATTTCGCAGCACAATAACGATATGCGAAATGTTGAAAATTATCAGTTACTGGAACTTTACAAATCTTTAATAGATTGTAGTAATCCATTGGTCTATTTGATATCGGCGTTCCTGTTAATAACCAAACTTTAGGAATATTTTCAGTGATTTGTGCAACAATCTTACCACGAATGCTATCTTTATTTTTTATCATATGAGCCTCGTCAACAATCATTAAATCAAATTTTTCTTCATTAATGTAACTTTTGGTCTCTTCTTTTTTTCTTTTATCTTGAATTTCGTGAAAACGATTTAAAATATCGTAATTAATAATGGTAAAAACTTTTGGTTGCCAATATCCACTTTTAACTATGGTGACCATTTCTTCATCCAAATATTCAGTAATTTCACGAAACCAGTTAATTTTTGCGTTTGCAGGGCAAACAACTAATATTTTTTCAGCACCAGATAACAAAGCTGCAGCGATTGCCGATTTCGTTTTTCCCAAACCCATATCGTCAGATAAAATAGATTTGTCTCTTTTTAATAAAAATTTTATTGCAGTTTCTTGGTGTGGAAATAAGTTTCTATTTTTTTTATTTACTTTATTAACAGATTCAAAATCAACTTCTAAATCTTCATATGATTCAAAAAATAAATCTGTTAGTAATTGTGTTTTTGGTATATGATAATATACACTTTCTTTTTGGTTTTTATAAAGTTTGCCTTTGACGTGATAAGATTTTTCACCATCACTTAAAAGTTTTTCAATAAAAACTTTTTCAGGTACGTTTTTTAAAGCAAATTTTTCTTTTAATTGTTCACCAAAATAAGCGGTTATCTCAACAATTTTATTGAATTCTATGGGTGAAAAATTATAATTTTCTTCTATGTAAGATATTTGACTTGGTGTTAAAATGAAAAAACCTTCATTTTCGAATTTTTTTTTCATTTTTAAAATGTGTTCATTTTCACCTACATAGTTTTTTAACTTTTCTAATGTTGTTTTACTTTTTAATCTAGTTAAATCTACCATAAAGTAGAATAAATATAATCAACAATTTATAAAAAATAAATAAAATAGGTGTTTACTAAATATTTATAAAAAAAGTTGATTATGGCTAAACGCAGACCTATACAAAGACTTGGGAAATTCTATGATAGTATAGACTTCGGAATTGAGAACGAAATGGCCCGCGAACATCTAGAAGGTGATTTAAACTTTGTAGTTGTTCTTTTTGAGGTTGATAGAACTCAAACAGAAGTTGATGCGGTTTATGGTGAAGCAAAATCAAATGAAATTAGGTTTAAATCACCAAAAGAACTTAGGGTTCGTTTTGTTTTAGACCAAAGTGAAAATAAAGCATATTCTGGTGGTATGAACCGATATTTAGAATATGGTAAATTAACTTTTCATATTTTTCAAGAACAGTTAGACGAATTAGATTGTGATATTTCCTATGGTGATTACATTGGTTATGTCGATAAAGAAGATAATATAAAATATTTTACCGTTGCAAATGATGGTAAAATATTCTCAGATAACAAACATACAAGGCTTGGTTATAAAGGTTATTACAGAACAATAAACTGCGTTAATGCAGATAGTAATGAGTTTTTGCCAAAATTTTAATAAATGGGACTACCTAAAAAAATAAAAAAAGATTTAGATTTACAACCTGGTTTACAACAAAGTAACCCAAGACAGTATTTGGAAAATTTTATTGACCAAAAAAATACGCCTTTGCCAAGAGGTATTGATTTTACTGATTTAGATGGTGGTTTTGTTGATTGGGTAAATACTGAACTAGAGTTGGTTATTGATGGTGAAAAAATTCCTGTTACGTTTTTAACGGCTCAAAGGTGGACAGAGTTTACCAAAACCTGGCAAAGTTCTGATAAATATAAAAATATAAAAATACCTTTTATTTCTGTTGTTAGAAAACCAGAAGGCCAACCAGGTACTAACCCAAGTGATTTTAAAATTCCTGTTAGAAAAACTTTTCCATATATGGTGGTTCCAACTTGGGACGGCAATCGTAAAGGTGCGGATGTTTATATGGCACCACAGCCAGTTGGTGTTGATTTAACGTATACTATTAGATTTTTTACCTATCGTATGGCAGAATTAAATGTTTTAAATCAAAAAGTATTAAAAACTTTTAGTTCATCACAGTCTTACGTTAACATAAAAGGCAATTATTTCCCTATCATACTGGAGAGTGTTGGTGACGAATCCACGATTGATAATATTGATGAAAAAAGATATTACGTTCAAACGTATGAGTTAAAAATGATGGCTTATACATTAGATAAAGATGAATTTAAAATAGTACCAGCGGTTAATAGAACAGTTTTAACTTATGATTTAACCGATAAAAGGCCAAAAAATGTTGCAAAATTTATTAAAGATCAAAGTCAAAATGATAAAAGTTTAAACTTAATAGTTCAGTTTTTAGTTAGTGCACCGACTTATTTAAATTTTCAATCCGACTCTGATGCAAATTTTACTTCTTTAGAAACTGAAAATATAACTGCGGTTACAATTCGTGTTAATGGTAATGTTGTGACAGTGCCTTTTACGGTACATAACGGTGATTTAGTTAGTATCAATATTGTTAGAATGGATGCTACACAAATATCTGAAATAATATTAAGAGGAACAATACCACTATAATGAGTAATTTTTGTCAACAAGGGGATATAACTAAAATTTTTATCGTAGATACAGGTAACACCGGTTCAACTGGCACTGATATCTATGTTACAGGTGGTACCTATTCTAGTGGTACTTTAACTTTAGGTCGAAATGATGGTGTTAGTTTATTGATATCTGGATTCTTAACCGGAACTACTGATACTTTTATTACGGGCGGTACTTATTCCGAAGGTGTTTTAATTTTAAACAGAAATGACGGCGTTAACATTTCAATTTCTGGATTTTCAACGACTGCAATTTTTACTGGTAATACTTCAGCAAGTTGTGTAAGTAATTTATATATTTCAAACCTGCATGGTTGTTCACCAATAACCGTTTGGGATCCAATAAACTCTTTATCGTATATATCAGCAACAACCTACTATGGTGATGGTTCAAACTTAACTGGTATTCCTGATTATTATGTTACAGGCGGCACCTATTCAAACGGAACTTTAACATTAAATAGACAAAATGGTTCAGTAAGTGTATCTGGTTTTTTAACTGGAACAACAGATACTTTCACAACGGGTTTCACATATTCTAATAATAATTTAACAATAAATAGAAACCAGGGTTTAACACCTTTAACGGTTTCAATAAATAATTTTACAGGTTTAACTATCAATGGTAGTTTATCCGCATCTACATATTTAGGTCTACCTATAGACCCAGATAATTTTGTCACAGGTGGTACTTTTTCTAGTGGTACATTAACTCTTAATAGGCAAAATGGTTCTGTTACTATAACAGGTATTACAGATAATTTTGTTACGGGTGGTACCTATTCTAATGGTACATTAACACTTAACAGACAAAATGGTTTAGTAACTATAACAGGATTTTTAACTGGTACTACAGATACAGATAATTTTGTTACAGGTGGTACCTACTCCAATGGTGTTTTAACACTAAACCGTCAAAATGGCTCAGTTTCAATAAGTGGTTTATTAAGTGCGGATACTTTTGTCACTGGTTTTACATTTAATACAGGCACTTACGATTTAACTATTTTCCAAAATAATGGTGTTGCACCTTTAACTCAAAATTTAGGTATTTTAGCGGGTGACATTACTGTTACGGGCGGTACCTACAACCCTAGTAATGGTGTTGCAACATTTTTTAATAATGTAGGTGGTTCGTTTCAAGTTTCTGGGTTTTTAACAGGATTTACCGACATTTATTTAAGTAGCGGTAATTATAATCCAAATACTGGTAATTTAACTTTAACCAGAACTGATAATGTTAATGTTGTTGTTACAGGGTTTACCGATTATTATGTAACAGGTGGTACTTATTCTAATGGTACATTAACACTCAATAGACAAAATGGTTCGGTTACAATCCCGGGATTTTTAACTGGTGGTACAGTAACAGGAATTGATACATACGTTACAGGTTTTACCTATAATGATGCAAATAAATTAACCATATCTCAAAATCAAGGTCAAGCACCGTTAAATGTTTTTATTAATACTTTTACTGGACTAACTGTTAACGGTTCCATAAGTGCAACAACTTTAAGTGCTGTAGCTTTATCACCAGTAAATTATATTGATTTTAATATTAACCCTACAATACCTTCAATAACTGGTGGTACACTATATTTTGATTATAATGAAAATGCTTTATCTTATAAACCGATAACTAGTGGTAATGATGTTACTGTTAATATCGGTCAAGAATCTTTAATTAGAATTTATAATCAAACCGGGGTTCAAATTAATAACGGACAAGTTCTCCATATTACAGGAGCGACTGGAGGTATACCTACAGTTGCATTAGCTAACGCATCTAAATTAGGTCTTACTTTTACCGATAGTTTAGCACAAAGTTCAGGTGTAGCAACTCATAATATACCAAACGGCGGGTTTGGTTTTATGACCAATTTTGGTATTGTTAGGGATTTAAACACAAGTGGGTTTACTGTGGGTCAAGAATTATTTTTATCTGATACTATTGATGGTGGTATAACAAATAACCCGAATTCAATTGCATTAACCTCAAGAATTTCAACCATTGGGTGGTGCTTAAGTTCCGACCCAGTAAACGGTAAAATTTACGTTAAAATTGAAAATGAAAATCCGTTACAAAGTTTAACACAACAAGAGGTTAATGTGTTATTAGGTAATGTCATATCGACAGGTACTTATTATTATACAGGTGCAACAACTGCGTCAACAACAACTATAAATGTATCCCAAATGAGGGGTTGGATTGTATATAACACTTATGAGTATTCAACAAACCCTTTGGTGTTAAACATTTATTATAGTGGTGGTACGAATATCTCGTTACCTAACCTTACATCAGCAGACGCAACTTATTTATTAGTTAATAGTGGGGGTACTCTATATCAACAAACTTCATTCCCAACCCCACAACAAAGAAGGGAAAATATATTTTTAGGTAAGGTAGTTCACCCAAATAGAACAACAATACTTAATGTGAATAACACGGTTGATTATGATGTATCACCGATGTCATCGTTACGCGATTTATGGTCACCAATAAAATTAATAAATGAAGGTGTTTTAGTGTCACCAAATGGTTCTAATTTAAATATTAACATTTCATCAGGAACTCTTTGGGGTAATGGAATTGGTTGGGTTACAAATGAATTAAACCCAAATAGTGTAGGTATATCAGCAAAAGTACCTGCATCATTTTTTTATAGAACACAAACAGGTGGTACAAGTTCGTCAGTATCGGTAATCGACCCAACAAAATATGACGTTAACGGTGCTATAACTAGCATGGGTGCTGCTAATAGTGATAACGCTAGTAATCAAAGAGTGTATTTATACCCAACAGGTGTTTTAAACATTCTTTATGGTCAAACAAATTATGGTAGTCTAACGGAGGCGGTAGCTGGTATACAAACCGAATCATTCGTTGTTTACCCAAATGCCAAAAATACTGGCATCTTAATCGGTATTATTTCAGTGAGAAATGATATTGTTGCAGACGGTCAACCGTTAACAAATAGTAGTTATGCAGTATTTACCCCGGTATCTAAATTTGGTGAACTTTTAGGGGGTACTGGTGGCCTATCAACAACAACACTTCAACAAGCGTATAATAATTCAACAAACCCAGAAATTGTAACAAACTCTACTTTAGATGGTGTTCAGTTTAGAGGTGGTACTGGTAGTGATACGGATAAAAATATTATTATAGAAAATAATGCAGGAACACAGACAGCGTGGTTAAATGCAGACGGTAGTTCTTTATTCACCACATTAACAGCAACAACAAAAATTATAACCACTAACTTCCAGATGACTTCTGGGGCAACCAATGGTTATGTTTTAACTTCTGATGCTTCTGGTAATGCAAGATGGGCTGTATCAACAGGTGGTTCTGGCAGTACAGGAACTGATTATTATGTGACTGGCGGTACGTATAATAACACAACGGGTATATTAACTCTTAATCGTCAAAACGGTTCCCTATCAATACCAGGGTTTACAACTTCTTTAAGTGGATACGCTTTAAATTATTACGGAAGTTTTTCAAATACAGGAAACATTCCAGTTACTGCAGCAAATACATCAACAGTTTGGACTTATAACCAAACGGAATTAAGTAACGGTATTACCATAGTCGATAACAGTAAAATTAAAGTTTTTAATAAAGGTGTTTATGAAATTGGTTATTCTCCTCAAATAGAAAAAACTCAGGGAACCGATGCTTTGGTCACTATTTGGGCGGAAGTAAACGGAAATCCTGTAACTAGAAGTTCTTCAACTTTAGGATTAGTCTCTAATAGTACTTATCAATTACCCTTTGTTTCTCTTATATTTGAACTAGAGGCAAATGATTATGTTCAATTTTATTTTTCATCAAATAGTCAATATGTTCAATTAACCGCTTTAAGTGGGTTGACGACACCAACAAGACCCGATTCACCATCACTTATTGTTATTGCAAAACAAATTGGTGCGTCAGTACCTTCATCTTATGTTTTCACAGGTAATACTTCTGCAAATTGTATTTCAGATATCTATGTTTCAAATTTACACGGATGTTCTCCTATAACAATTCACGATTCAATTCAAAATTTTGGTTCCAGTGCAACAGGAATAACCAGTTTTGCTTTTGGTAATACTACGGTTGCTGCTGGTGATTATTCACATGCTGAAGGAAATCTATCAATAGCATCAGGAATTGCATCTCATGCTGAAGGAAATCTTGCTCAAGCAAAAGGAGAGTACTCACATGCTGAAGGAGATAACACTCGAGCAATAGGAGATTATTCACACGCTGAAGGTCAAGAAGCAATATCATCAGGATCTTATTCACACGCTGAGGGATATGCTACACTAGTATCAGGTTCATGGTCACACGCAGAAGGTAGAGGCAGTAAAACAGCTGGTAATTATTCACACGCAGAAGGTGATGGTTCACACGCAGTTGGTGAGAGATCACACGCGGAAGGGTTGACAACTTCGTCACTTGGTTATGGTTCACACTCAGAAGGTTTAAGTACGGCAACAGGAATATATGCGTACACCTTAGATTCTGTTTTAGCTGGTGTTTTAACTTTAAATACTAGTTATGGGGACGTTACTACAGAATTCTCAAATACGGTTATCTTATTAGATGGTGTGACTTTAAGTTATCTTAATATTAGTTCCGTTAATTGGAATGGCACTAACACCATAATAACATTACAAGATGCACTTATTAATTCGGGTACTCTTGTGGGTGTCCCTTCAAATGTACTGCCAACTGGTGCTGACCAAATTATATCTAACAGTCATTCACACACCGAAGGTGAAGTAACCAAAGCTTTAGGTATTGGTTCACACGCTGAAGGTCTCAATACGCTAAGTATGGGTGATTATTCACACTCACAAGGTATTAACACCATAGCATTGGGTTACGGTTCATTTGCTTCAGGTTCAGGTAGTACTGTATCAGGTATAGCTTCTTTTATACACTCCACAAATTCCACGGTTACAGGTGATCGTTCAGTTGTTTTAGGTGGCCAAGGTATTTCCGGAACATCCAGTGATTTTGTATATGTTTCAAGTTTAAACATAAATTCAACCCCAGCAAATAATGATGCATTAACACAAATATTGGTCAGAGATTCAAGTAGTGGTGAAGTTAAATACCGAGATTCATCTACCCTAGGTGGTGGTAGTTCTTATTCAATAGTGAAACCATTAAATAATTATATTAGTAGTGCAACCACTGGTGAGCAAATAATATTGTGTAACACAAGTGGTGGCACCTTTAATGTTACCTTACCAAATAACGGTAATGCTAAAGTAACTATTAAAAAAATAGGCGGAGCCCCTAATTTGATTGTAAACACATCTGGTGGACAAACTATAGATGGTACATCTACGGCAACCGTAACAGTTGTGAACGCATCGATAACATTTATTACCGATGGATCAAATTGGTTTATAATATAATAATGTGTTAAGATATTTATTAATAAAAAAAGAAAAGTATGAGTTATAACCCACAAAACCCAAATGGTCAGGCACCGATGTCGGCTTCAACACCTGTTGTTGTAGCCAGTAATCAAAGTAGTATATCAGTTGACGCAAGTGAAGGTGAATTGATAGAGGCTTTGGAAGCTTTAAGAATGGCCGTTGTTTCTTTAACAAGATCTAACGGTTTAATGACAGTTGATACCACTGGTAGAATTAGAATTTTATTAGACGCTATAACAGCTAACTTAACACTAGCCACCGTAACGTCGGTAGGTACTGTAAGTACTGTAACCACCGTATCTACGTTAACAAACCAATCTCAAATAGGTACTTTTGCTACACAGGACCAAATACCGGCTTTAATGAGTATGAACGCACAAGGATTACGTGCAAATATAAATGTAACATAAATTAAAAAAAAAAACAATATGCCAACAACAAACGGAAACAGAAAAATATTAGACCCAAAAAGATGGGAATTTATGACACCAGCACCAAGTGCATCAGTGGCTGGTTCTTCTATTACGTCATCAAGACATTATAGACAACAACAGTTATATATTAACGGAACAACCACAGCTTGGCTTTATAACCCAAATGAGGATGGCTGGGTACAAATCCCTTCTCCTGCTCTCGCCGGTACTTTAGCTGCAGGTGCCGCAGGTACTTCAGTAGCTTTTAGTAGTGGTTCAAGTACTGGTTCTACATTAACAGCGTCAGGTGGTACTACAAGTACGATATTAACAAATCAAACTTTTACTAGGGATTTAAGGGGTTACTATATAAATATCATATCTGGACCAAACGCTGGTTCAACTCTTGAGATTCGTAGTAATACTATTGGCTCTAATTCTGTTATTACAGTTGATACACAAGTAAGTGCCTTTACAAATACAAACGTTTATAGATTGGTAACACCTGTTTGGTATGTTGTTGGTTCTGGTACATTAGCTGCCGGTTCTTTTAGAAAATACGATTTTGCAACAAACACTTGGACTACTCTATCCCAAACAAACTTACCTGCTTCAATAGGTACTGACGGTAAATTGATAGCAACGCCATCTTGGGTGGATAGTAATTATGCGTCTTTTGCTACAGGCACAACAACTTCTGGGGGTGTTAATACATTGACAAATTCAACAAAAAACTGGACTACAAATCAATGGACAAATTATCAAATCAGAATTACAACTGGTACCGGTGCAGGCCAGATTAGAACTATAGCTTCAAACACTGCAACCATTATAACAGTCTCAACTAACTGGGCAACACAACCAGATAGTACCTCTAATTACTCTATAGAAGGCAACGATGATTTTCTTTACTATATGGGTAATAATGCCGTTACTTTATTTCGTTATAGTATTACAACAAACACTTGGACTACTTTGTCACCAAGTGTTGCTAGAGCTGCCGCCCCAGGTGCAGGTATGTCTGGACATTGGGTATGGGACACTTCTGCTAGTGATTGGACCAACGAAAACGCCATATTAAACGGTAGAAGAATTTATTCTTTTAGAGGTAACGGTGGGGCTACTTTAGATTATTATGATATCCCTGGTAATACTTGGGTTAACGCTTTAAGTTACGCTCCGGCGACTGAAACATTTACAACAGGAACAAAATGGGTTTATAGTAATAATTTTATTTATGGACAAAAAGATGCAACAGGTCGTTGGTTCAGGTATAACATTACAACAGGTGATCAAGATGGTTGGAACACTTTTTTATACCCTAACTCTACCGCTATTGTTGGTGATACGGCTTTTGATGTTGTTTACAAAGACGGTACTACAGAAATAGTTTACGTTTATATATTATTAAACACATCTACAGTATTACTAAGACAGATGGTTATTTAACCTTCACCGTAAATATCTTTCTTAGGCAAAACTATTTTTGTTTGGCATTTTTCCCTTATTAGCTTTTCAACAAATGAAAACATTTTAAGGCCGTTTTCTTCACAATATTTTTTTAACAACTCATGTGTTGTGGGTGTTATTTTAATATTCTTATCTCTTTTCATTTGCTTTTTTTTTAAAGTATGATACTTTTCATACATAAATATCACAGAAATCATACTATTTTATTTTTAAAAAAAAACTTTGTTAAAAAAGTCAATATTTATTATAAAAGAAATAACTAATAACCAAAAAAAAATAAAATTAAATGGCAGCAGAAAAAATTTTAGTATCTCCAGGTATTTTTACATCAGAAAAAGATTTGACATTTATCGCTCAACAAGTTGGTGTAACTACATTGGGTTTGGCCGGTGAGACCCTTAAAGGTCCCGCTTTTGAGCCAATATTCATCAGAAATTATGATGAATTTTTAACTATTTTTGGTGGTCAAAATCCCACTAAATTTAGTAATAACGTACCGAAATACGAATTACCTTATATTGCAAAAAGTTACCTAACGGAATCAAATCAGTTATTCGTAACTAGAGTTTTAGGTTTAACAGGTTATGACGCAGGAAGTGCTTGGGTTATAACTTCTAGAGCAAACTATAATCCGTCAACAATTGTAACAGGTGCAACTACAAACTTTACGGCGAACTTTACTGGCACAACTTATAGTAATTTTACTGGGGTTGGGTCACCACAAGCACAATATTTGTATGATTTAGGTTTATTCCCTAATGGAGCTACTTTAACAACCGCAAACGTACCAAACGATACTACTGTGTATCCAGAAGGAATTGTTTTTGATAGAACTACAGGAATTTCTTTTAGTGGGGTTTCAGCAACCTTACAACAACTTACTTTAACAGGAACTTCAGGTACAGTTTCAGGTACTGTAACAACTTATACCGCAAGTGCTTATACTGAATATGATAACATGGTATTAGCAGTACTAAGACCAAGAGCGGTATACAACACGGATACTTTAGTTTGGTCAACCTTAGAAACAAGTAATGGTGTTAATGGTAACTTTACAAATGCACAAACAAATTCGTTAGCTCAATTTACATTATCAGCAACTTCATCAGCAAACACATCCATTTATCAAGTTTCATTAGACAGAACTTCTCAAAATTATATTGCAGGTGTTTTAGGAACAGATTGTCAAGATAGAAATACTAAAATCTATGTTGAACAAATTTACCCTAACATGTTACAAGATTTAATTGATAACAATTACATTTTAGGCCTTAACAGCTCTTTAACTTATCTTACTACTTTAGATAATTACAGACAACAATATCAAACACCAGAAACCCCTTGGATTGTTTCGGAACTTCGTGGTAATCAAGTGTTTAAATTATTTAAATTTGTTTCCATCTCTGATGGTTCTGCAGCTAACCAAGAAATTAAAATTTCTATTAGAAACGTAAATTTTGATACTAAAGAATTTGACGTTATTGTTAGAACTTGGGGTGATACCGATGCAAACCCTTCAATATTGGAAACATTCCCAAAATGTGTTATGGATCCTTCTTCTAATAACTACATCGCAAGAGCGATTGGTACTGCTGATGGTGAATTTGTTTTAAATTCTAAATTCATTATGGCAGTTGTTAATGAAGAGGCACCGATTGATGCTTTCGCAGCGGGTTTTGAAGGTTATCGTGTCGCGACTTATGGGTCAGCATTGGCACCATTCATCCACTATAAAACTTCTTATGATTTAGAAAATGAAAGAGTAAGAAAAGTTTACTTAGGTATTTCTGATACTGTAGGTATTGATCAAAACATGTTTAACTGGAAAGGTTTAACTACTAGTGATACTTACTGGACGGCAACAACAAAAGGTTTCCACATGGATTCTGGAGCAACAGTCGCAGGCAATTTCTATGTCGGTGAATCACAATTCCAAAATAGTACAGATGCTGAAGGTACTGACTATGAAAGCACAACCGCAAGGAAATTTACCTTGGTACCTTATTGGGGATTTGATGGTTGGGATTGTTATCGTACTTCTAGAACAAACACTGATAGATATCGTGTTGGTAGAGCTGGATTTACTGCAGGTTTAGCAAGTGGTCAATTCCAACAACTAGGGCCACAAGATGGTACTTCAGATTTATACGCATATTGGAACGCTATTAGAACTTTCGCAAATCCTGAGGCAGTTAACATTAACGTTTTAGCAACCCCAGGTATCGATTGGTCAAACAATAACTACATTGTACAAGAAACCATTGATATGGTGGAACAAGAAAGAGCAGATTCTGTTTATATTGTAACCGCACCAGATAATGTTGTTTACGATGATACAGATGTTACTTCCGCTTTTGGTTTTAATCAAGCAACTGTTGATTCTGCTGACGCTTTAATTTCATTGTTAGACGCCGCAGATATTGATTCTAACTACACCGCCACTTATTGGCCATGGGTTCAAGAACGAGATACTGAAAATACTGTTAACGTTTGGTTGCCGCCAACATTGGAAGTTGTTAGAAACATTGCATTAACAGATAATATTACCTTCCCTTGGTACGCAGTTGCTGGTTATAACAGAGGTTTAACCAACGCGATTAAAGCAAGAACCAAATTAACTGAGGCCGATAGAGACGTTCTTTACGAAGGTCGTGTTAACCCTATGGCGACTTATTCTGATGTTGGTGTTGTTATTTGGGGTAATAAAAATATGCAAGTTAAAGATTCCGTTCTTAACAGGCTTAACATTAGAAGATTGTTGTTACAAGCTCGTAGATTAATTACCGCGGTTGGTATTAGATTGTTGTTTGAACCTAACGATCAAATTGTTAGAAACCAATTCTTAAATTCTGTAAATCCTATTTTGGATAACATTAGAAAAGAAAGAGGTTTGGCCGATTTTAGAGTTCAATTATCTAACGACCCTGAAGAAATCGATAGAAATGAGTTACGTGGTAAGATTTTCTTAAAACCAGTACCAACACTTGAATACATTTACATTGAATTTAATGTAACACCGACAGGAGCTTCCTTCGATGACATTTAATCTAAGTATTATTTTTTCAATAAAAAAGCCCACAAATTGTGGGCTTTTTTTATATTTGTAAGATATTTATATATGTAGTAATACGTATTAAAAATATTTTACCATGAAAATAGAATTAACCTGCCAACATTGTAATCAAAATTTTGAAACTGAATATAAATTTAGGGATAAAAAATTTTGTTCCAGAAATTGCTATTTTGAAAATGCTCGTCAAGGAAAGATAAAAATAGGCAGAAGTAAAGATAAAACCATAAGAGAAGAAAGAGAATGTAAAGTTTGTGGTACTAAGTTTGAAACTAAAAAAAATCATTTTAAACAATTATGTTCTGATGAATGCCGTTTAGTTTGGGGAGAAAGAAAAGATGTTAAAGAAAAAAGATTACAAAACATAAAAAATACCGTAAAAGAAAAATACGGCGTTGACCATGTATGGCAAGTAAAAAAAATTCACCAAAAAACAATAGATAACACTAACAAAGAATTATCGGTTAATAAACAAAAAGAAACTGTTCGTCAAAAAACTTTAAAAAATTTATTACCAAAGTTAGAATCTAATGGTTTAAAATTACTTTCTAATTATACGGCCAACAAAAATGGTAATACATCATTACCGTATGAATTTGAATGTTTAGCTTGTAATCATAAATTTACTAGTACTTTATTGGGTTGTGGAATAATACCAAGATGTGGTAAGTGCCATCCATCACAGAAAGATTCTAGGCCACAATTATTTATACAAGAATTTTTAAATAATAACAACATTAAATATATTCAAAACAATAGAAAAATTATATATCCGTTTGAAATCGATTTTTATTTACCAGACCATAATTTAGGTATTGAAATAAATGGTCTTTATTATCATGGTGAGCTTCTTGGTAAGGATAAAAATTATCATTTGAATAAATCAAAAATGACGGAAAAAATAAATGTAAAATTAATCCATATTTTTGAGGATGAAATTGTTAATCAAAAAAATATTGTTTTATCTAAACTCTCCCATGAGTTAAAACTTTCAAATATTATTAAAATAGATGCTAGAAAGTGTGAAATAAAAAAGATATCAAATGAAGTTAAAATTAAATTTCTAGAAGAAAATCATTTACAAGGTGATGCAAAAGATAAAATAAGGTATGGTTTATTTTATAAAAACGAATTAGTTTCAATAATGACTTTTGGTAAAAGAAAAATAACAAAATCAAAAGAGTCTAATTGGGAATTGATTAGATTTTGTAATAAAAGCTATCATTCAGTAAGAGGTGGGTTCAATAAACTACTAAATTATGTTTTAAAAAATGAGGGCATTAAAACTTTTATGACTTATTCTGATTGTAGGTGGTCAGGGTTAAACCATGAAAAAACCGTTTACCATAAATGTGACATGAAATTTTTAGGCCTATCAAACCCCAATTATTGGTATTTTAAACCATCTTCACAATTAAAAAGGCATCACCGTTTTAATTTTAGAAAAGCAAAATTAATATCAGAAGGTTTTGGTTCTAATAAAACTGAATGGCAAATTATGCAAGAAAGAGGCTTTGATAGAATCTGGGATTGTGGTAATATGAAATTTATTTATAAAAAATAAATTTTTATCAAAAATGAATATATTTATATAATAAAAAATACTATGTCAAAAATTGTAAAAAAGAAAATGATTGATGTACTTATTGAAAGTACTTTAAAACAAGCCGGTATATCTAAAAATCCTAAAAAACCTTTGGTATAAGGATCAAGAGAAGATTATATGGGACTTTTTAATTGTTATGGGGGTAAATGTGAAGGTGGTGACGATCAACAAATCGCTGATAAAATTTTAACCATTATAACGAATAATCCAGAAAAAATTAAGGATTTAAAATCTTCTGCCGTGGGTAATGTAAATATGCCAGATTTTTTGCAAATAAGTTACAATTTCACTATAGGTAAAAGCCAACAGATAATCTCTAAAAAAAGAGGAAAAGGAAAGTATGATTTATTTGTTGGTGACCATTATATAAAATGTGATTCGAATACATCTAAAAATATTTTTAAATCTTTAGAAAAAAATGATCCTAATTCTAGAGTAAATACGTTATCATCCTTTGATGAATCCAAAAACTCTAGAAAACCTTTAATCAATGAAGATATTCAAAAAGAACTAAGTAACTTCAATAAATTAGTAAATTACACACCTAAAAAATAAAAATAAAAATGGGAAACACAAGATACAAAATCACTAAAGAACAACTTGAAATGGTTGTTGAAAATTTCGTAATGGAATCAACAGAAAATAACGGTAAAACTCCAGTTAAAAATATGATTCCTAAACAAGGGCCTGAGGCTAAAAAATATGTTAAAAATAAAATTTCAGGTAAAATCGTAGACCAATCTGAAGGTATGCCTTCTGTATCACCAATGAAGAAAAAATTATCTCAAGCTCCTGAGGCTAAAAAACATATGGCAAAAGGAAAGGGAAAAACTTCTTATATGAGTAAACCAAAAATGGTGAAAGAGGCTCTAGGTGAATTTGCCACAGGTGGAGCTGTACCACTTGCACAATTTTTAGCCGGTGCTGGTCTCGCTATTGGTGCGGCTGTAGCGGCCTGGAAGAGCACTTTTGGTTCTGACGTTCCAGCACCAAAAGATGTTAAATCAATGGAAAAAGAATTGGTTACAAAATCTCCACAAGAGAAAAAATCTTTTTTTAGAAACCTTTTTAAATAATTTTTTAAAATTAATCAATAAAAAACCCCTCAGTGAGGGGTTTTTTTTATTTAAGGTAAATTAAAATAATCGTCTTTCATTGTTGGGTTTTTATAAATGTCCGCCCAAAATTCGCGTTCAAAAACTGCGACAACAGATTTATAACCAAAAAAGATAACGTTTAAAAAATTTAAAAAATAAATAACAGTAGAGGAATCACCAATTTTGATTGCGAATAAATTAATTAAAAGAATCAATAAATAGATAACAGACCATTTTGACCACTGATTAATTTGATTTTTGATTTTTGGTTTTGTTTCCATTGTTGTTAATTTGGTTTTACAAAGATAAATATAAAAAGATTATTTACAAAATAATTTTATTTAAAAAGCAAATATTTATATAAAAATAAATATACAAAAAATGAAATTAACTAAAGAAGATTTAAACAAATCATTGGAAATACAATTTCAAAAAGATTTAAAAGATCTTTTGGAAGTCGTTGATTTATATAATAAAAGCAACAAAATGTTGTTTGAAAATAGATTGTCCAAAGAAGAGTATGAAACATTAAATGAAGGTCTTTGGGAAAAGGTAAAATACGGTTTATCTAAATTGGGTAGATATAAAGCAGGTGGTAAAATTTTAGGTAAAGGTAAAATAGACCAAGAAGCGGCTGCTAAAATTCAAACTATTATCGATAAAAAAGGTAATGAAATGATTAAAGCTCTTAATAGTAGTATAAAAGAAAAAAATCCTGAATTTCCTAACAATAAAAAAGGTCAAGATTTTTTAAATACTGTTTTAGAAATTTCTGCAGTTTATGATTCTGTTGTTGTGGCAACCAAAAAAGATCCCAAAGAAGAGGGGTTTTTACCTATTGATGCTGCAAACACCATTATTGAGGATTTGGGAGAATATGTTAAAAAGTTCTTGGACGTTGATTTATCTGCAGCATATTCTGTAATGGATTCTGAAAAAGAAAAAGTTGATAAAGATACAGAACTTTTAACTGATGAAGTAGAAGATATTAACGAAGATGAAGCGGAAGATGTAAGAACAAAATTACAAGCGAAAAAAGGTGATGCAGCTGATAGAGATAGTGAAAGAATGAAAACCTTAAAATCTAATAATTTACCTTTAATATTAACCGCAGTTGGTGGTTCTTTAGGTACTTTGGGTTGGTTAGCACAAACTGATTGGTTAAAAACTTTATTAGAATCGTGGCTTAATAAAAAAGGTATCCCTGGAGAAGACGCTATTTATCAAACTTTTACAGGTGGACGTGGTGGTGATCCTAAAGGATTTCTTCATTGGGCAAATCAAATAGACCCTAGTAACCCAATGAAAACTGGGGCTGACGTATCTAATTTTGTTAACAAAATGGGTGCTGAAAATGTTAGTCACATGTTCGATGGTAACGGTGCCGGTGATTCAATGGATCAGGTAAGTAAACTACAGCAATTAGTTGGTGGTGATAACGCTAATAAAAGTGTTGGGGAGTTGTTCCAAGGTGACACTTATGGTGACATGAAGCAGGGTAGAAACTTGTTTGGTATTAGTAAAGCTGCTTCTTTTACTGCAAAAGTATTAATTAAACAAGCCGTAAAAGGTGTTGCTGGTAGTACTGCGGGTACTGTTTTGGCGACAAAAATTGCCTCGGTTGGTTCTGTTTTAGCCCCTCTAGGTATTGCTGTTTTAGCTACTGGAGCGTTGGTTAAATTGATGAGAATGAAAGGTCAGAAACAATCAAGAGCTAAAACTTTACAAGACCTTTTAAATTCTATTCAACCGATTAAAGGTACTGAACAAAATCAACCAGTTTTACCTGAACAACCAAAAGAGGATGATAATAAAAAAGAAGAAAAAGGTGGTGAAGGGAAAAATAATAAAGAAGGTCTTTTTAATGATTTAGCAGGATTCTTTAAGTTTACATACAACAATAGAAAAATGGCATCACCTGAATTGTTTGGTGATAAAAAAGAAGATTTAAAAGAAAATCCTTGTTCTAAATTTACTAAAGGTCAAAAAGTAAAAACAAAAGCCGGAAAAGCGGTTGAAGTTATTGCCAATAGCACGGAAGACGATTCAATTAAAAAAGGTGAAGTTAAAGTTAAAAGAGAAGATGGAGGAACTTATTCTGTAGGGTGTACTCAACTTTCTGAATCTATGATTAAAAATAATAAATTAATAAACGAAATGTCAAACAACAATTTAATTTCTGAAGGTAAATTTATAAAAGACCCAGAAGTAATAAAAATTTTAAAACAAAAATCTGGTATCGACCAAAATAAACTTAAATTTTTTGAAAGTTTTATGACCCGTGTTGAAATCATCAGAAACAAAATTAAAAAAATGGACAATACAGGTGATAAGGTAATTGATAAATTTGTCCAAAAACTTAAAGCTAACCCAATAATGAGTAAGGATTTTACTAAAACATTTAACGTAGATCCAGGTAACCCTCAAAATGTTGAGGCAATGGGTAACTTTATTAATGAGTTAATAGAAATAGTGTATAAAGGTAAATTCAGGGGTATGACTTTTAAAGATGCCGGTGGTATGGTTGGTAAAATGGGTACCCTTGGTGGTGGGAATATTAATAAAGTTTCTATGGGTGAATCTTACTTAGTTGAAAGAAAAGGTAAGAAAGCTAAAGCTAAAAGTGATCTAAAAAACAACATGATTAGTTTTATTACCGAACTTATGAATATGTTCCAATATATGTATAAGCTTAAAAGACAGGGTAAATTAAGTAGTAGCTCTGATACTAAAATTGGTGGAACCAAAAAACCCACCAAAACAAAACCTGAACCTAAACAAGAATCAGTTAAAAAAGTAAATCCACTTTTAACCGAAGAAATTAATAAAATAAAAAATTTAATGTTTAAAATTTCTTAACAAAAATAAATTTTTATAGAAGATGGGTTTGGGGTTTCCAAACCCATTTTTTATTGCCACAATCGTATATTCTGGGTATACCCCTTTCTTCCATTATTTGGTGTTCGGTTTTATTTTTGTCGTAACCTTCAGCAACTAAAACATCTTTTCTAAAGTTATATCTATGGTACCTAATTCCGTTTATAACATAAAAATAAGACGGTTTCGAATACCCCTCATACTCAAACCCTAATACTTTATACATATTACCATTAAAAAGCCTATTATCAGAAAAAGATAATATTTTTTTAGGGTCATACGTTTTTATAAAAGATTTAAATAACCTAGAAGCCCCACCTAAAACATTGTAATTTAACTTATTACAGAATCTTATCAACTCCCATTCACCTTCAACGTGTTTAGAACCTAAAGATTTTCTAAGCCTACCAAATGTCATCAATGACACTAATTCATCCTTATAATATAAACCTAACTTAACTGAAGAATTAACTTTTCCTTGAATATGGTTTTTATTTAAAAAATCATTATGTTCTTTATTGTCCACCAATTTTATCTCACACTTTCTCGCATATATTACATTTTTACCATTAATCCCCAACCTATTTTTTATTAAAGAAGTTACAATGTCTTTTTTAACCTCCCATTCATCTTGAAAGATTTGTATTAGATCAACATTTTTAGATTTACAATTTAAATACTTTTTTAAATGGTAATCTTTCTCAACAAAAAATTCATTATGCCAATAAACACCATTATATTCTATTGCGATGTTTTTATTAGGAATAAAAACATCCAATTCTTTGGGGGATATTAAGGTTCTATCATTAAGCAAACAATTCCCATCGGTTATCTCTGTTATTAATTTTTGTAATTCTTTTTCTTGAATAGAAACTGATTCATTTATTGGGTTACACAACGTACAAGGATTAACACCTACTAAAACACGATATCTAAAACTATTACGATGAATATCATAGTTTTTATTACATGTTTGGCAAAGAATATTTAAAGTATCACCAGTATGTGTTATAAAATTAAATTTATCATATTTTTCAATAAAGTATTTTCTTCTAGTATCATGTGTTTTACCCAATACTTCTGGTGTTGATAGGATTGTTGTCTTTCCATATTTTTCCATGTTAGTTAACTTTTTTCTCTCAGTGACACCTTCAACTTTTGATACATGATCAACACCGTGATTTTTTATAAAGCCATTTTTTACTAATTCTAAATTTTGATATGTATTTTCTACACCATACCTTTCTTTATTTGTTTTTTTGATTTTTTTTTGTGTTTCTTCAAATTTACCTAACCAAGTTTTTTTAGATTTTTCAATATGTTCTTTATTTTTATTAGTACAACTTAAAGAACAATATTTTCCGTATCCTTCTTTTAAACTTCTTTTAAAAATTAATTCTTTATTACATTCTGCACATTTTGGTATTTCTGTATATTTATTAATAAAGTGCCAAACTTGTTGTTGAAAAGGTAAATAGTTTAAAGAATTATTTTCAATAAATTTTTTAACTTCTTCATAAATTTTTGGTTCTTTTTTGGATAATTTTTTTTCGTTGGTTTTCCAACCAGATTTATTATCCATAAAAAATAAAAAATATTCGTTTATCATATATTTATAAGTATGAAACAAATATAATAATAATAAACTAAAAAACAATAAAACATGGCAGATTTATTAATGAGGATGCCCATTCCTTACGAACCAAAAAAACAGAATCGATTTATTTTAAGATTCCCTTCTCCGCTTGGCATCCAGGAGTGGTATGTTAAATCAGCTTCTAGACCGAAATATACGGCACAAGAAACTGAAATCCAATTTCTTAATACTTCAACTTTTGTTACAGGTAGATTTAACTGGGAAACTATTAGTGTAACTTTTCGTGACCCGATTGGCCCTTCTGCGACTCAAGCTCTTATGGAATGGGTACGTTTACATTCGGAATCAGTAACAGGTAGACAAGGTTACGCTGCTGGATACAAGAAAGATGTTGAATTGGAAATGTTAGACCCAACCGGTGTTATCGTAGAAAAATGGATTCTTCAAGGAACCATGTTAAACGATGTTGATTTCGGTTCTTTAGCTTATGATTCCAACGATATTGCTGAAATAACAGCAACACTTCGTTTTGATCGTGCTATAAGCGTATTTTGATCCTCTATCAAATACAAACTTCGTCTTCTCTGTATGTATTTATTTTTGTTAAATAAGTACATACTTGACAACCAACAAAAAGTCCGTATATTTATTAATAAATAAATGTATGGACTTTTCTTTTTTTACAACAGATAATAAATCTGGTCACAAAACCAAAGAGGTGTGGTTTGCAAAAAATCACCCCCAAGAGTATGTTGATATAACATCTTATTGTCAACAACATTTAAAATCGGAATCTTCTTTTAAAGAAAAAATATGGTTCTATTTCAAGAATCTAACACAAAAACCAAAATGCCAATCTTGTAATACCGAAGTTAAATTTTCAGAAAGATTTGACAGAGGATATAATCAATTTTGTTCATTAGAATGTGCAAACAATAGTGGTTTATTAATTAATAAAATCAAAGAATCCAACTTAAAAAACCATGGTGTTGAGTTTTATACCCAACATAAAGACTTTATCAAAAAACGTGATAAAACCAAAATCGAAACTTATGGTAATAAAAACTATAACAACACTGAAAAAATGTTACAAACAAAATCGAAGTTGTACGGAAATAAAAAATATAACAATTTTGAAAAGTATAAAGAAACCTGTAATATAAAATATGGGGTTGATAACTTTGTTAAATCGGATGATTATAGAAATTTATTAAGTAATAAGGTTATTGAACGGTATCCAGAGTTAGAAATTAAAAAAATATCGACTGATTTATCTATGCTTCACATTAAATGTCATAAATGTGATGATGTATATTCTATAACACAAAATTTATTACGAGAAAGAAAAAAACATAATTACGTTTTATGTACAAAATGTAATCCAATTGGCATGAGTTTTTCATCATCTTATGAAGATTCATTATGTTCTATATTAGATGATTGGGGTGTAGAATATGAAAGACATAATAAAATACCTAATTCTTCTCTTGAAATTGATATTTATATTCCATCTATAAAAACTGCCATTGAATTTGATGGAATTTATTGGCATAATGAATTATATCTTACCAATGATTACCATTTGGTAAAAACTAATTTATGTAAAAAATCTAACATCGAATTAATTCATATTTTCGAAGATGAATGGTTGTTTAAACAAGAAACTGTTTTATCTATATTAAAAAATAAACTCAAGTTAATTTCAAACAAAATATATTCTAGAAATTGTGAAATAAAAAAGGTTACGTCAAACGAAAGTAACCTTTTTTTATCCGAAAACCATATACAAGGAAATGTCTCTTCTACGGTTAAAATTGGGTTATATTATAAAGACGAATTAGTTTCTTTAATGACTTTTGGTAAAAGAAATGGTGTTGGTAATAACACTGATTGGGAATTAATTAGATTTTGTAATAAGAAAAATACGATTGTGGTGGGAGCGGCCTCCAAACTATTTAATTTTTTTATTAAAAATTTTAAAGTTAAAAAAATCATATCTTACTCAGACAATCGTTGGTTTACTGGTGGTGTTTACACAAAACTAGGGTTTAATAATTGTGGGTCGACAAAACCAAATTATTGGTATGTACATAACGGTATTAGATATCATAGATTAAATTTTAAAAAATCTGTGTTGGTTAAACAGGGTTTTGATAGAAATAAAACAGAAAAAGAAATAATGTTTAATCGTAAAATATATCGTATTTACGATTGTGGTAACATAAGATGGGAGTTTTCTAATCAGTAAGATATTTATTATTATGATTAGAAATATTATCAAAGAACAATTACTTTTAGAAAGAAAAATTGCACAATTAAAAGCAAATATTTTTATTAATTTTAATTTACGTCACGACCCAAGTGAACATTCCAAAAAAAGACAATGGCGTCACGTTGCAGAAAAAGGTCAGGTTATTCATGATGTCGATATTCTTAATTTGATACAAAAAGTTTTAGACGATATAACATTCAAAATTGTAGTTAATGAGATTCAAAATAAAGTTAGATTTATTGTTTCTGACACTAATTATCCTTTTTTAAATGTTGTTATCGAACCTGAAATGGTTGACCCTTATCAATGGATCTTAAATGTTATCACCGTAATGAATAAAAAAGATTTTGAAATTGGTCGTGGTCAGTTACAATTATTTGGGAAATAAAAAAACCCACCAGTATTCTGACCGATGGGCTTCTTATTTTTCATCTTTAATATCTGTTAAAGATTGCGGATTTTCACCGTGTTGTTTCGTCACATTACGTCGATTAAGCTTAAGGGATTAACCGATTCAACCCTGTGTTTTTATTTCTTTAACAAAGATACATATAAATATTCATTTTACAAAATATTTTTAAAATTTATTGATATTTATTATAAAATGTTTGAATGAAAAAAATAATCAAATTAACCGAAAAAGATATTCATAAATTGGTTCAAAAAATTATTAAAGAAGATGACTCCGATGATTATGAATGGGTTCCTAATTTAGATATTAATAGAGCTGAAAAAATTATAAAAAAAAATTGGTTTCGTTCCGAACATGAATATGGTGTTGATATTGATGATCTTTTTGAATTAATCACTGATAACGGTATTCTTAAAAAGTCTGTTTTGGATGATATTGGAGATGAATTGTATAACCAATTTGATAGAGCTTATGAGGAAGGTAAAGAATATGCTCGTGATAACTATTGTACTTGTGATGGTTGTTGTGATGATTTCATTTATTATGATGATCATAGACAAGAAATTAGAGAAGCACGTGATGAAGCTTATGAAGAAGGACGTAGCAGTGGTTTTGATGACGGTTATGAGGAAGGTAAAGATTCTAGAGATGACGAGGTTGAAGGTTTAGAATCTAAAATAGAAGAATTAGAAGAAAGAATTACGGACTTAGAATCTGAATTAGAAGATTCTAACTCTGAGGATCTTGAGGTTGATGAACTGGAATCAAGAATAAAAAAACTACAAGATATATTAAAAATTAAAAAAAATATAAACAATGAATCTTAAACATATTATTTTAGAAACAATATTAAATGAAGGTCGTTTACAGGACATTATAAAAAAATATTCTAAATATAATGTCCCAGAAGTTGCTATAAGAGATTTATCAATGGCAGATCCTTCCGGTAGTAATAAATATTTGGAATGGATGGTTACAGAAGCTTATGAATTAGGTAGTTTTGATGTTGATGTCTTGGAAGCGGTTATTGCGGCAGCCGAATGTTTCCATAAAAACTTTAACCTTATTAATGGTCGTGTTGCTCAAAAAGCATTAGAATATACCAACATACCTAATGACTTGTATAATAAAATTTTGGCATCACCTAGGGATATTAAATTATACACTTTAGAGGCCGTTGAGGATTTATGTTTTTATATTAAATTTTTTATCGATAAAAAAACAGATAAAAGCCGTAAATCAGATGTTTTAGGTGGTTATGGTAATTATGGTAATTATGGTAGTTACTTTAAAAATGATAACATAATAGACACTAAATCTTATACACCAGAACAGTTAGAGAAACTGTTGACTAGAAACGTTAAAAAAGGTGATACATTAATTATACATCCAGACGATAGAACAACTGATTTTTTAAAACCGTCTTATGCTGGTTTAAATGCGACAGTTTTAACAACTAAAGATGATATGTATAATTTAAAAGAAACCATGAAAAATCACAGAAGAATTATATTGATGGGTCATGGATCACCAAGTGGTTTAATGTTAAGTATGATTGGGGGTGTTGAAGGTGTGGAATTAAATAGTAGCGGTCAATATGTTAAATATAAACACTACTCCGTTGGTTATGACTTTTTAAATATTTTAAAAACAAAACCAATTGTTGCTGTTTGGTGTAATGCCGATAGATTTGTGGTCCCGTATGATTTACATGGGTTTTATACTGGTATGGTAATATCGGAATTATGTGAGGCAAATTATTGCCAAGTGCACGGTTGTGATGACGCACAATTACAATATTCAAACACTTTATTCACTAAAGCTTTAAAAGCAGCACTACCTATAGAATCACCAGAATCGGTTGATATTTTTAAAAGTATTTACGATGCTGATAGAAACCCTATTATTGATTATAACAAACAAAGAATATACTACAGATAATGAAAGGGCAATTATTAATTAATTTTATAACCCTACAAGAACAATTTAGGGTTTTACACTGGCAAACAAAATCTTTTGCCAGACATAAAGCTTACGGTGAAATCTATGGTGCTTTTAATGAACTTATCGATGACTTTGTTGAAGTTTACATGGGGAAATATGGTCGTGTTGAATTCACTTCAGGTGAAGGTACCATTGTTTTAAAAAATACCAATGATTTAGGTTTAAATGAATTTTTAAATCAAAATTTAGAATTCTTAATGTCTTTAAGTAATTCTTTGGATCCACAAAAAGATTCTGATTTGTTAAACATCAGAGATGAAATGATGAGTCAGATAAATAAATTAAAATATCTTTTAACTTTAAAATGAAAAACCTTATAAGAAAAATATTAAAAGAAGAATTTGATGATTTTGGTTGGGCAGAAGAATTGGTTGGTAACACCAAACAATTTTCACCCGCTGAAGAATTTTTGTATGAAATCATGTCAAACTTAAAGGCGGTTCCTTCAAAAAATTATCCAGGTTTAATGTTATATAAGGATAAAAGCGGGCTTACTTTAATGGCGGATAGTGTGGATAGTGATGAAAAAAATCCTTATTTATGGGTTGATTATCGTCAAATTTGGTTAAAATTACGTCAAGAATTTGGCCTTAATGGACAAGAAATCAGTAATTTATGCGTGCGTATGCTGGAAATGACCCATAAACGAAAGGTATTGACAGCTCAATCGGACTTTGATTGAAGTTGATTTGAGCTGGAGATGACCCATAAACGAAAAATGTTAACCTGATATTTATAAAATATGAAAAACCTTATAAGAAAAATATTAAAAGAAGAATTTGATGATTTTGATTGGGCTGAAGAATTGGTTGGTAATACTAAACAATTTTCCCCCGCTGAAGAATTTCTTTATGAAATTATGTCCAATTTAAAGGTGGTTCCTTCGGAAAATAATCCAGGTTTAATGTTATATAAGGATAAAAGCGGGGTTACTTTAATGGTGGATGATGCGGATAGAGATAAAAAAAAACCTTATTTATTAGTTGATTATGATAAAATTTGGAGAAAATTAAATCAAGAATTTCGTCTTAATGAACAAGAAATCAAAGACTTATGCGTGCGTATGCTGGAGATGACCCATAAACGAAAGGTATTTACAACAGAAACAACGTAACATTCGTGAATAAAGCGGCTGGAGATGACCCATAAACGAAAGGTATTTACAACTAGAGATAACCTCAATGGTTAATTGTTTGTGCTGGAGATGACCCATAAACGAAAGGTATTTACAACGGAGATGCTAGATAACTTAATCCAGCGGTAGCTGGAGATGACCCATAAACGAAAGGATTGAAATTTTTATCTTAAAAATTAAATTGTTATATTTTTTTTTATAACACAAAAAAAGGGACCTAAAAGTCCCTTTTTTTAATCTTCATATCCGTAATCAATTCTTTTTCTGTTATATTGACTACCATATCCATCATTCAGAAGATAACTACGTTCTTCTTTTTTGTTTGAGTATTTATTTTCTCCTAAAACCTCAACAAGTTTTAACCCCAATTGATATCCGTTTTCAACATCATCAACAACAACATATTCGTTTGCTGTATGATATTGGTAATACCCTGCAGCCAAATTTAAACAAGCTATATCAAATTTTTCAACAATTTGCCAAGCATCGGTATATGGATGATACGCCCAATTACTAATTCCGTGTTCTTTTATCAAACCAGTTACTTTATCAGCGAATTCTGATTTTTGATTGAACAAATATCTACCCATAAGTGTTAAACTCATAGAGTTACCTTCCGGGGAGTCATACTGAATTGCGTAACCAACGTTCTTAAAAAATTCAGGGTCTGCGTGTTGGCTGCCTCTACAACCAATTTCTTCAGAAACAAAAAAGGCAACTTTAACATTTGGTAAGGTGCCCAACATTTCTAAAGCCAAAAAAACACCACACTTATCATCACCACCAATTCCCGTTGGTTTTCCGGTAACACAATCAACACCTTTAAGAACGGTTTCACCTTTTTGGTACCCTTCAACTACGGTTAAATTTAAATTAACTTTATGAACCGTGTCGGTGTGAGCAATAAAACAAGGATAATTTTGGCTTTCACCTTTGGTGGCATAAATATTACCATGTTCATCGGTGTAATGTTGATATCCTTTTTCGGTTAAAACTTTTTGGAGGTATTCAATCATTAACTTTTCATCTTGTGAATATGTTGGTATCGATAATACTTCTTTTAATCGGTTAAATTTTTCTTCTGTCATTTTCATTTTGTGCACATTTTAATATACAAATATAACGATAAAAAATGATTTGGCAAAATTTTTTTAAAAATTATAAATATTTATTTAATATTAAATAAAATGAAAAAATTAATTCATAAAATTCTGTTACAAGAGGCTTTAAAACCATCCCAATTTAGAAATTACGTTAAAAACTTTAATCGTGAAAGATATGTAGATATTTTTAAAAAATTAGGTGATGAATTTGAACACGATAGAAATTATTATCGTATTTACATACCATTAGGAAAAAAAGAAAAATCTGGCCCTGTTTCTAACGTTGAAAAAGAAGTTACCGATTTTTTAACTAAAAATGGTTATCAAGTTTTAGACTACATCAAAGGTATTACTAAATTTGGTGATGCCAAAAATACAACCTCTATCGGTAAAGTGTTAACAAGATTAAAAGCCGATGATTTAATGAAAAAATTTGTTTCCGATGAAGCAAGAAAAGCTTTAACCTCTGATATCGATAATTTAATGGTTGTTATTTCTCGCCATCCTTATGATATTGCAGGTTCTGATACCGATAGAAATTGGACTAATTGTATGACAATAGGTCACGCTAGTTCCAAGCGGGTTGAGACGTTACATAACCAGTTGAACTCCTTAAATGATAAATTAAGTTCTTTACAAAAAGAAGACCCAAATTATGTTAATATTTTAAAAAAAATAAAAAATTTAAAATCTGAAATTGAGGACAGAAAAGAAGAAGGTCAAAACGTTAAATATTTAATCCATGAAGTTAAAGAAGGTTCTTTAATTTCTTATTTAATCAATAAAAATGATAAAAATATCAATAACCCTTTAGCTGTATTAAATATTAAACCATATATAAACGAAAAAAATCCTGATGATTTTGTTTTGGTGTCTAGTAATGAAATGTATGGAAATGGTAGGCCTGAATTTAAATCTACAGTCAATTCTATTTTAGAAAAAATTAACGGGGATGTTACTGGTCTTTATTGTATAAACCCAAAAACATATAAAGATTCAGATTCAGAAAAAATCTATGTACCCACCAAGGAAGAAAAAGAATTAAGATACAAATTTTTGTATGAAATCATGTCCAATTTAAAGGCGGTTCCTTCAAAAAAATACCCAGGTTGGATGGAGTATAAGGATGAAAGTGGGGTTATTTTAATGGCGGATAATGTGGATAGAGATGAAAAAAAACCTTATTTATGGGTTGATTATGATGAAATTTGGTTAAAATTAAATCAAAAATTTGGTCTTAACTATCAAGAAATCGAAGCCTTATGCGTGCGTATACTGGAAATGGTTCATAAACGAAAGGTGCTGACAGCAGGTCTCTCTCGACGAGGATTTTCTTCGAACACTGGAAATGGTTCATAAACGAAAGGTGCTGACAGCCTGGTTTAAATTTATCTGATCTGATGTAGAACTGGAAATGGTTCATAAACGAAAGGTGCTGACAGCGTGGCCTCTTAAGAACTTTTTATATTATTGAGCTGGAAATGGTTCATAAACGACATCTTTTGAGAAATTTGGTTGGTCCAGACTAATTTTTTTAGGTCATAGACTTTTGTAATAAATTAAAATTATTTATTTAATTCTGAAACAATCCAAACTTTATCTGATGCCCTGGTTATTGCTGTATATAATGATTGTGATTTTTCAACCTCATTTATCATTGAAACTGATAAAATATCATCTTCAACAATAATAACGTACTTATATGTTGACCCTTGACTTTTATGTGATGTAATTGCGTAACCAAAATCTAAGTTAGCAAATCTTCTTTTAATGTCCCAAGCCTTTTTTAATTGCCTGTTTCTTTCTTTTCCAAAAGGTAATGTTTTTGCAACTTTAAAAAGGTCTGAAACATGTTTGTTAAAAGATTCTAAACTACTTTTTGCCAAAACATCGACAGTCCAAAAACTTTCGTTATCAGTAACATCTAATTTATAACCATCCCATTTTCCGTTAAACTTTTCTGGTTTTATATTAACAACACTAACTTCGGTCGCATTTTCTACCATAATTTCGTCACCATCACTGTAGTTGTCGTTAAAAATAAGAACATCCCCAATTTCATATTCTTTGGGGTTTCCATATATAACATTCCTAATATACCAATTAATTGCTTCTCTTGTTTTGTTTTTATAAACAATAACTTTAATTAGTTCTTGATTTTTAACATCTTTTAATTTTAAAAAATGTTCTTTATTATCGTTAATTGTTTTTTCTAAACTGGTGGCGAATACAATTTCAGAAGTATTTTTTCTAATATCCAAAGGAATTGGGTCTTCTTCTGGTTCTGGGTTTAATACAGAATTATTCCAATAATAATCAGAATAAGGTAAGATAGAACTATTTTCTGTTTGTCGAACTCTTTTGTTTAGTTTAAATTTATTTTTAGTGTTAAATGTTGGGCTAGATTGTCCTGATTTTTCATCCCCAACTTCTCTTATTGGTGGTAATTGTCCAATATCCCCTAAAAAGATAACTTTTGCTGATTTCTTTTTTTCCGACATAATTAATGACAGTCCTTCTTCATTAATCATAGAAGCCTCATCAACAACAATGATATCTACAATTTTAATAGTTGGTTTTTTCTTGCCATAAATTTTAACGAATTTTCCTGTTTCCAAATCAAATGTCATTCCTAACATTGATGCAACACTTGATGAATATAACCCCCTAAGATCTCCATCATCAAAGTTATCTTTGATTTTATTTACTATAACTTTTTTTGCTTTATGTGATAGAGCGGATAAAATAATTCTTTTTTTCGAAAGAAATGTTTTTAAACATTCAGTAACAACTGTTGTTTTTCCGACACCAGCCTTTCCTTCCAACATAAACCATTCTCCAGAATTACCTTTTTTTATAAATTCCGTTATTTGATTGACGGCTAATTGTTGTTCTTCATTTAAAACTATTTTACTTTTTACTATTTCGGTTTCCATTAAACTTTTTTTTAAATATATTAAAAAAAATTAAAAAATAAAAATTTTTTATAAAAAAACCCATTTTTTATTACCACAATCATATATCCTATATATTTTTCTTTCTAACATGATTTGGTGTTCTGTTTTATTCGAATCATAACCCTCTTTAACTAAAATATCTTTACGATATTTAAACCTATGTTCTCTATTTAATTTTTTAACATAAAAATAGTTTGGTTCTGTATTTGAAACAAATTTAAATCCTAGTTTTTCATACAAATCTCCATTGAAATATCTTCTATCTGAATAAGATATAACTTCTTTTGGTTGGTAATTATTTAAAAAAAATTTAAATAATTTATTTGCACCACCTATAACATTAGTATTCAGTTTATTACAAAACCTTAACATTTCATATGTACCATTTTTTTCTTTAAAACCTAAAGATTTCCTTAACCCACCAAAGGACATTATAGAAACTAATTCTTCACCACGGAATAATCCTAATTTAATTTTGGCATTAACATAACCCTGTATGTGATTTTTAATACAAAAATCTTTATATTCTTCTAGTGAAATATTTCTAACTTCACATTTTCTTGCGTATATTTTATTTGGTGTTAAATTTAACTTGTTTTTTATTATTGACAGTACTATTTCTTTTTTAAACAACCATTCATCTTCAAATATGTGAATAAGTTCAACACCTTCTTTTTCACACAATTTAGTTTTATTTAAGTGATATTTTTTATCACAATGTAATTCATTATGCCAATATATTCCGTTAAACTCTATAGCAAGATTGTTATCAGGAAATAATAAATCTAATTCTAAACCTTTTAATAGTTTTCTATTGTTTTTTTCAATATTAATATTTTCTTTTTCTAATATGTTAAACAAATCCATTTCTGGTGAACTATAAAACGTTCCGTAGGGGTTACAGTTGGTACAAATTATTTTATCATCATTACCTCTCATCACCATAAAATGTCTGTTAATGTTAGTTTCTTTTTCACATTTTTTACAAAAAATATTACAAAAATCCCCTTCAATTTTATTTACAATAATATCACTACCGTATTTATATTTAGATAAACAATTTTCTAATTTTTTTCTGGATATTTTTATCCTAATATCAGGACTTTTTAAAATATTATCAACACCGTATCTATCTAAACTAGTTTGTTTGTATTTTTCAATATTATTGTAATTTTCGTCATCATAACGATTTAATTTTGTTTTTTTGGTTTTTAATAAAGTGACATCCCAGTTATTATTTTTAATTAAATTATCAATAGTTTTTTTATGTATAACGCTTGATTGTAACCCATGTTCAACTCCATGACGTTCTATCATTGTTTTTTTAGTTTTGTCCTGAATCTTTTTTGAGTTTAAAGGCCTTTTAACACCGTATTTATCTAAATTAGTTTTTTCGATTTTTTCTTTAACAATATTTGAACTAAGGGCATGTTCTGTGCCATATTTTTCCAAATTAGTTTTTTTAGTTTTTTCTTTTATTAAACTATTAGTCATTGGGTGCCCTCCGTATTTTTTTTCAAAAGTCTCTTTAGTTTTTTTTTTAATATCTGGATCTGATGACTTGCACTCTAAAGAACAATAGGTTCGATAACCTTTTTTTATATTTTCAAATTTAGTTTCGTTACCACATATTTTACAGTTTTTACATTCTGATTTGTTTATATAAGACCAAACTTTTTCTTTAAAAGGTTTATTTATGTTTTTTTCTGTGGCATAAGTAATTATTTCATTATATAACTTTTGATTTACATTTTTTAATGTTTTTTCTTTTAATAAAGAACCGTTTTTACTAGATAAAAAATAATTTAATAAATTTTCCATAGGTATTTTTAACGTATATTCATCTATAAATATAGAATTTTTATTAAAAAAAAATATAACTAATATTTATTTTAAAAACAATAGTTTTATAATTACTTAATAATATGTTTTAAAATAAAAAAAATGTCAAAACAACAACCACAAGAATTTCAAATTCAAGCTCCATTCGATGTCATTCCATTGCCCTCAAAAGGTCTTTTCTATCCAGGTCAAAACGGTATGGTAAAAGTTGAATACCTTACAGCCATGGACGAAAACATCTTAACTTCTCAAAACTTAATTAAAAGTGGAAAGGTTTTGGAATACCTTTTAGAAAGAAAAATTAAAGAATCACCAGTTCCTGTTGATGACCTTTTGGTTGGTGATAGAAACGCAATTATGATTTGGTTACGTGCAACTGGTTATGGTGAAATGTATCCAGTTAAACTAACAGACCCAGGAAGTGGTGTCGAATTTGATTATGAAATTAATCTAAGTGAACTACAAAATAAAGAACTACCTGATGGCGTTGAACCAGATGAAAGAGGTGAGTTTTCTTTTGAATTACCAAAAAGTAAGAAAAAAATTAAGTTTAAATTATTAACTGTTGGTGATGAAAAGTCTATTTTAAATCGTGCAGAAAAATACGAGAAAGCAACTAAATCACAAATTTCAAATGTTTTAACTTATAGATTACAAGCACAAATTAAAGAAATTGATGGTAACCGTGATATTAATTATATCCAACAATTTGTTAATATGATGCCAGCTTTTGATTCTCTTAAATTTAGAGAATATTCCGATTCTATTGAACCAGGTATAAATATGTCGGTCGAGGTGGAGGGACCGACAGGTACCTTTCAAGCTCCAGTTACCATCGGACTCAACTTTTTTTGGCCTAACGTTAGAGTATAGTATCGCCCTTAGGAGGGAGATTTATTATATGGTTAAACATATGAGATTTTCTTACGAAGCGGTTTTGTCAATACCAATTTGGGAACGTCGTGTTTATCTTGATTTATGGCAAAAAGAACTAGAGGAACAAAAACAGGAATACGATAAAATAAAATCAAAAAGTAAAAGATAAAAAAATGGGGGTTAACGACTCCCATTTTTCTTTTTTGGGATATTTATAAAAAAAACCATTTTCATGGATATAAAAAAAATCATAAAACAAGAATTAAAAGAGGCCACTGTTGTTAATACTAAGGGTAAAGTTACTGGTGATGCTGGTGCTACTAATATTGCGGCAGGTGAAGACGCTCTAGGAAGGGTTGAAAAAAGATTACAAAAATTAGGTGTTTACGATGTTCCATCTTTAGACGGCATAATGACAGTAGAACAACTATCAATTGAACCTTTTGAATTTGATTTTGTGTTACAAGTTCCAGAAGTACAACAAGAACTTAGTTTACCAAAACCACCAAGATTTAGTACTCTAGCTAGAGTTGTTAATGGTTCTCCTTTTATATTAGAAGTAAAAGAAGATGGTAAAGAAGAAACTTTTACCATTCAGTTTGATAACAACGAAATGGTAACTAATTTACCAGGTACCAAAAAAGGTATTATTGCACTAAAAACTGAAAGTAGGAGTGGTAAAGGTAAATTTTATAACGTTATATTAAGTAAAGATTTTTTAAAGGTGGCTACTAATAATAAAGGTGGTGGTGAAGAAGAAGTTGGTGGTAAAGATGGTAAAAAGGGTGGTGACGGTAAAGGTGACGGTAAAAATAATAAAGAAGGCCTTTTTAAAGATTTAAGTGGTTTTTTTAAATTTGTTGTTAATAATAAAAAATTCTTATCATCGAAACCAAATTCCGGTGAACCACAAACACAAGAAAGTATTTTTGATGATATAGAAAAACTACTTTTAGAAGCCGATGTTAATCCTTCGGAAGAAAAACCAGAAAATACCAAAAATTATAAAGGTAGAATATACATTAAAGACATTACTCTAGGACCAAAAGCTGAAAAAAGGAGAGCTGGGGACGTTCAAAATTATGCCAACACAACAGGTGGGAATAAAAAATGGGATGGTTTAGTAAATAGTTTACCAGAAAAAGGTTTAAAAGAAAATATTTCACTTACATTAAGTGATGAATCTGGTTTAAATGATGAACAAAAAACTGTGTTTAAAGAGATAAGAAGCGAATTACAAAATACAAGTTATAAAGGTCAAGCTACTATTAGAAGAAGTAAAAAAATAACAGACAATACTGTTTTTGTTATAGAATTCGACAATAAAGCTTTAGTTTGTAAAGTTGGACAAGGTGAAATTTTGAGAAAAGAAACATCGATAGAAATTGGCCCCAGAGCGGGTGGTGAAGATATTTTTGATAAATCAACAAAAGCCAAAATTCAAATTGGTTGAAAAAAATAAAACATTAAGAAATGGCAGATAATTTCGAATCCAATTTAGACGACCAAAGGGAACGCCTCAAGGTACAAAAACAAATTAATGAGGCTATTAAGGAAAACGTTAATAGCTTTGGTGATCTAGGTAAGTATAGTAAAACCATTGTTGATAATTTTAAAGATTTACAAGAAGCTAATGTTAGAATTAAAGAAAATCAAAAAAGAATTTTAGAACTTCAAAAAGAAAATACCACTCAGTCTTTACAACAAGCAGCTTATTTAGAACAGGAAAATTTACAATTAAGTAAAAAAAGAAAACAACTTCAAGAAATAAATAAAGAATTAGCTAAGAAAGCGCCGTTAGCGGCAGGTAAAGCTCTTCTTGGGTTTCTTGGTGATTCCCTTACAAAATATTTAGAATTTGATCAAAAAGCACGTGACGTTGCCGCACAAATAGGTCTTGGTGGTCAAAGAATGCAAATCATGCGAGATAACGTTATTTCTGCAGGTATTGAAATGCAGAAATACGGTGTTTCCACAACGGAAGCTTTGGAGGCACAACAAGCATATTCTGATGAATTAGGACGTGCGGTTATTTTAAGTAGTGAAGCATTGACCAATATGGCCAGAATCGGAAAAGCAACTGGTCTAGGGATGCAAGGTATGGCAGCTTTAACCGCCGAGATGGAAGCTTTTGGTTTGGGCGCGGAACAAGCAACAGAATTTATTTTTGAAATGCAGTCCTCTTCGGCTCAAATGGGTCTTAATTCTGCAAAAGTTATTAAAAGTTTTCAAAGTAATTTAGGTCTTTTAAATAAATTAAATTTTAAAGCTGGAGTTAAAGGTCTGGAACAAATGGCGAAATACTCCGAAAAGTTTAAACTTAGTATGCAATCTGTTGCCGCGGTGGCAGATAAAGTATTCAGACCTGAAGGTGCTATTGAAGCTGCGGCACAATTACAAGTTTTAGGTGGAAGTTTGGCCGCATTGGGTGACCCTTTTCAGTTATTGTATAAAGCTAGAAATGCACCTGAAGAATTAACAAAACAATTAGCGGAAGCGGCTGCCGCAACTGCAACTTTTAACGCTAAAACTGGTGAGTTTGAAGTTAGTGCATACGAATTAGATAGATTAAAAGAGGCCGCAAACGCTCTTGGATTGAGTTATGATGAATTAGCTCAATCTGCCAAACAAACCGCAAAAATATCTCGTTTTGAAAATATGTTAAGTGGTAAAGGTTTGGACCCAGAACAAAAAGAGGCTCTTGCCATGATGGCCCAGGTAAGTAAAGACGGAAAGGCTCAAATACAAATGGGTTTCACTCCCGATGGTAAAGCTAACATGAAAGACCTTAAATCTTTATCGGGGACACAATTGTTAGAAGCTTTGGAACAGAAAAAACAAGCAGAAGAGGCGGCACAACAAGCAACTGGTGTTAAAGAACAATGGGAAAACTTATTTAATCAATTTGTTTTAGCAACCTATCCGTTATTAGAAGATTTGATGAAAGTTTTTAAACCAGCTGCTGACGGAATTTCTACCAAAATGACGGAATTTATTACAGGTATATCTGATTTTGTTAAAGGTGTTGCACCGTTTTTTGTGTGGTTAGGGAAATTTGTTGCCTCAGCTCCAGAACTTACTTTAGGTTTAATTGCTTTTGCTAAAAGTGGATTGGCGAGTGCTGTTTTTTGGGCAGTAAAGTCACTTTTTTTAGGAAAAGTAATAACATCAGCTATGACCACTGGAGGTCAAATTGCTGCCGGAGAAATTGCTGCAGCAATGGCAGGAAAAGGTGTGGTCGGTGGTATTCCTGGTGGGGGAGCTCCCGGTGGTACACCACCTCCTGCCGGTGGTCAATCAGGGGGGGTGTTAAGCCAGTTGTCACAAATAAAACCAACACAAATTTTAGCAACTGCAGTAGCTTTAGTTGCCATAGGTGCCGCTATATGGTTAGTTGCTGACGGTATGTCACATTTAACTTTAGCCTTTAAAGAACTTAATGGTCCACAAGCTTTAGGTGCTGTCGCAGGAATAGCTGTGATTATGGGTGGTTTTGTAGCTATGTTATATGCCATGGCTGGGGCTACAGGTGTTTTAGCTATGGTCGCTAGTGCTGGTTCCGGTCCGTTAATAGCTTTTGGTTTTTCAATGTTAATGATTGGTGGGGCTATTGCAATAGCCGCATTAGGGTTTTCAGTACTAGTAGATTCTTTCACTAAGATGTTTGCAGTAATCGGACCAAACGGTGACAGTATTATGAAAGCTGGTGCTGGTTTTTTTATGATGGCAGCTGGTTTAGGTGTCTTAGCTTTCGCTCTAGTTGCTTTGTCTGCTTCTGCCTTATTAGCAGTTGTTGGTCTTGGGGTTATTTTAGGTTTAACCACCGCAATAGTTTCTGCAACAACTTCTTTAAGTAATGTTGGTGGAGCGGAAGGTATTGTTAAAGTAGTAAATGCAATTAACTCTCTTGATACTGAAAAATTAGACGCAATACAATCACTATCAAATTGGATGGCATTATTAGGTGGGACAACAACTATTAAATTTGATGAGAGTTTGGAAATAGATGGAGAAATTGTTATTAAAGGTGAATCAGGCGGTAGAAAAAATACCGACTGGATCAATGACCCCGATTTTATCTCAAATCTAAAAGATAAAATTATTGGAAAAAGTTACGCAGATAGAAATGGTGGAAAAATTGGTGCTTATAATAAATTTGCTTAAAAAAAACAAAGCAATATTAATTAAATAATATTAAAGCATTTATTAAAGCTAGCATCTGCATTAATATTAATAATAAATTTTTTAAAAGTAAATATTTATTAGAAAAGATTTTTTAAATGCCAATTAACCCGTTTAATTATAATATAGATTATTTTGATAGTGTTCCTTTTGGGCCTATTACTGATAGTAATTTTTTAAATTATTTATTTACACATAATTTACAAAATTTAGACCCTTCCATTAGCAATGTTCTAGGAATCACAACACCAATACAAGGTGGTCGTGGGCAAGAATATGATGTCGCACAATCAACTTTTACAACCGTTGATGTCCCAGATTTATTAGAAGTTTCAAATACGTCTTCAGAGTACAATAATTTTACCAATCCATTGGACGATAATTTGGCCAAAAACCCTTCTTTTAATGAGTTGGCGACTTGGTATCCAGATTATGCTTTGATTTATTTAAACGAAACTGATACTTATAAAACGCTATACGGTGTACCAACGACATTGCAGTTAGGTTTTGTTGGTAACGTTGAAACTTATATCCAAAACGGTGTAACCACAAATGTTTCAACTGAGTTAATAGAAAATAGTAAAAAAGAAAACAAATACGGGCCAAACGCTTTGGTTGCTTATGACACAATATCTGATGAAATTTTAATAAGGCCAGATACTGGTTTAATACAGTACAATACAGGAATACAAGGTGATTTTAGAGATGAGATTTTTAATCGTACATTAGGTGTTGGTATTATACCTTTTAGTACCATAGGTTCAGGTATTAATTACAAACCTGACGGTCAAAACATATCTGAATTAGATAGGATTGCGAGAGAAAGACGTGGTTTTGAAGCTAGGGAAAGGGTTAGAATAAATTTTATCGATGACACTGTTGGTACGTTAAATTTGGATCCACTTAATTTATTAGCTGGTGGTCCGTTAATACAAAGAGATTTCACGATAACCAGACCTGCAAATTTTATTGGGAGAGCGGCAGAATTTTTGGCAGGTCTAAACGGATTTAGTATTCCAACAAGTATTCTACAGGATTTTGATTTTAATCTAAGTATTTTCAATAAAGACGGTAGTTTAAGTAATCAAGCTGACCCAAAAAATATTAATGAGATAGATGTTAAATCTAGTTTACTAAATAGAACAGGGCAAGCAACCAGAGAGATTTTATTTGATAATATTAAAAACAATAAATATGGGCCTAATTTTGAAGGAGATTATGAAACTAAAAATAAAGACACTTATTTAAATTCATCGGAAGAAAAAATTTTAGAAAGTAAAGAACAAGATATATATGGTGGTTTTTATGGTAGATTTGAACTATATAATGCTGTAGGTAAAACACTCACATCGGATTTTAACGGTAATGTACCATTTTACGATGATAAAGATAAAAATTTAACCACATATAATGGTACATCTGTTGAACAAGACAGAGATATAACAATTAGCGTTACAGACGAAAGGTTTGATTGGAGAGCAAGAGAAGATAAAATTAACACATTTAATAGAGGCCTTTTAAAATATACACAAAATTTAGTTAATAAATCTAAATTAGGTGACGCAGCCGGATTTATTGGTTATTTTGATTCAGAAGGTAATAATGATACAGGTCCTTTAGCTTTAAAAAACGGAACACATCAAACGGGAGTTTCAGCACCATACAGTAAACCAGAGAGGCCTTCAAAAGGAAATGTTACCAGAAATTATGATTTCACAAATAATAGTGGAGGTGATTATTATTGTCGTTCTTGGTCTTCTCGTAGAAAATATCACACTAGAGATAATTTAATAAGAAAAAGTGGCAATTGGTGGCGAGGTCAAGAAAAAAATAAAAATATGACAATGAATTGGGGTGACAACCCTATCGGTTCCCCAAAAATTGCATTTGAAAAAGAAGATAAAGAAGATATTATATCATTAGATAGAAATAATAAAAACCTTAAAGGAGCAGCAATTCCTTATATGTTTTCAATAGAGAATTTGGCGTGGAAGGATGCACCACAATTTTATGAATTACCAGAATGTGAAATAGGCCCTAACGGTGGTAGGATTATGTGGTTCCCACCTTATAATATCAATTTTAGTGAAAGCAATAGTGTTAATTGGGAAGGAACTTCTTTTATTGGTCGTGGTGAAAACATATACACATACAATAATACCGAAAGAGGTGGTAGTTTGGATTTCACGATAATAGTTGATCATCCTACTGTTTTAAACCAACTTAGAAAGAGTTTTAGTGATAGATTAAGTGACGAATCTCTGCATTCATTTTTTGCTGGATGTGATTTAGATACGTTAAGAAGTTTATTAAATTCTAACGGTAGTCAACAGATACGAACAGAAGCACAACCAGGTAATGAATCAAAAACAACACCTTGTGATGTTACACCACCACCTTATAATGAGATAAAAATATATTTTGAAAACTCTAGAAACGCAAGCTCCGATATTGGTAGAGTAGTGGATTTAACAACATACGAAGTTACATCACCAAACATTGCTCCAGAAGGTATTAACCAAAGTGAATGGGCTTCTAACGGTTCCTTATATCCTTGTGGTCCGGCATCGGCAAATACATATAACTATTTAAATAAAGGTATTGAAAATATTTTAACAGGGTTAACAGAGTTTTTGGTTACCGAAGATGGTAAAAATTATAAAATAAAAATTATAGGATACACATCACCAGACAACCCAACAAGTACTTACAATAAAGATTTGGCTGAAGCTAGAGCCACAAACACAAAAAATTATTTATTACAAAAATTAGTCACAAAGGAAAAGGAATTGGGCGGCCCATTCCCTTTATATGGGAACTCAAATTATCCGTCTTATCCTTCAGAAGAAAGTTTAGTAAATAGTACTGACCGTTGGGAAGTTAGAGGAGAACCAAATCCCGATTCTCAAAATTTAACCGGAAACATAATATACGGTAATCCTTGTGATGTTTTAGATCCAAATGACCCAAATTCAAAAACATCAAAAGAACAAAGATACGTTTTAATAACACTGGAAGAAAATAAAGCATTACAAAATAATCTATTACAAGTAATTACAAAAGATAACAAAAAAGTTGCTATTGACAATGTACAAAATGAAAGAGGTGCTTTAATAAATCAGTTTGCACAAGAATATATTACTGAATGTGAATATTTTGAGGCCATAAAAAGAGACGCTCCTTTTATTTATACTTCATTACAAGATAAAATTAAAAACTTTCATCCTGCTTTTCACTCTATGACACCAGAGGGTCTTAATAGTAGGTTAACATTTTTAAATCAATGTACTAGACAGGGGCCTCAAATAATAAATGAAAAAATATCACAAAACATGGTATTTGGTAGACCCCCTATTTGTGTTTTAAGAATTGGTGATTTTTATAATACTAAAATCGTTATAGATTCTATTAATATTAATTATGAACCATTACAATGGGATCTAAATCCTGAAGGTATTGGGGTCCAACCAATGATAGCAAAGGTTACCATGAGTTTTAAGTTTGTTGGTGGTTCTTCATTAGGTGGCCCAATAAAACAATTACAAAACGCTGTTTCTTATAATTTTTACGCAAATACAGGTGTTTATCAACCTTGGAAATATACCGAAAAATTGCTTGATTACAAAAATAAATTTATTTATGGAGCTTTCATGACACCAAAAGATGCAGAAACCGCATATGGAAATATAAATACAAATTTAGGTACCACAGAAACTAAAGCCACAGAACAAAACTTACAAAGTGTTAATACAACGGCTAATGGGACAAATGCTGGAGCTTCGTCAGATGTTACTTCTGCAACACAAGCAGGAATGCCAACTAGTACTAATAATGCAACACCCATAACAACTTCAGATCCTTCAGATGACATTTTAGCAATTATAATTGATGAGGAGAATAATTTTTCCGCCAATTTAACACCAGATGGTGATGATAATTGGTCTATATCTAAATTTACTATAGAAACAACGTTAAAAAATGGCCCATTTATTATTGATAGAACTATCACAGAATTAAATTCTAATATTACAGGTTATGAAATATCAAATATTGAGTTGAATCAAATAATTGTAACTGAAATTATAAATAGAAAATTAACTTACGTTAATAATGAAAAACTTAGTCTTACTTATAATGTTGTTATAACAAATAAAACAACTACTAGTGCTAATAAATCATATATTAAAAACGGTGAAATAATTTTACAACCAAAAACATTAAACGTATAATAAAAAATGGCAAAACAATATTACGATAGATATCAACAGTTTAGGTTTAATAACCAAGTTAGGGTGCTACCTTTTATAAAAATACCAGCAGCTGATGGTGATATTTTTATTGAATATACCAACAGAACTAGACTTGACATTGTATCAAATAGATACTATGGTTCACCTTATTATGGTTGGTTAATTATGCAAGCAAATCCACAATACGGCGGTTTAGAATTTGACATTCCAGAAGGTAGTACTATTAGAGTACCATTTCCTTTGATTAGTGCTTTACAAAGTTACCAACAAGAAGTTAAAAATTATAATGTTTTATATAATATCAATAGTTAATGGGATATACAGAGAGTCAATTTAATCCACAACTAATTAAAAGAGAAACATCGACAACAGTAAATGGTGGTCAAACTATCCCTAAACAACCATATACCTTAATCGATCCAAATCCAGGGCAAGAAATAGTGCCACTTGAGGATTTGTTTATTTATGCTGATTTAAAAGTTAACGCAAGACCTAAAACTTTATTAACACAAGATAAGGAAGATAAATATACAATATCAAACTTAAACGGTAATTCTCTTAGTATTTCAGTACCACAAGAATCAACGGCAGTAGACGGTAAAACTTTATTTAAAAATAAAACCAATTTAACAACTGATTGGACTGAAATTGGTGGTTTTAAAACTTTATTTAGTGAAACAGGCAGAGATTATGAAGGTTTTGGTATTACAAATATAGATATTCAAATTAAAAGTCAGGTCGCACCAACAGTTGTTATTGATTTTGTGGATGTTCGTGGTGCAACACTTTTTGAACAAGGATCTTGTTCACCGTATGGTTTCTTTTTTCAATTACCGTATCCTGTTTTTGAACTAACGGTTAAAGGGTACTACGGTAAGGCAGCAACTTACTATTTAAATTTGGTAAAGTTTAACACCAAATTTAATTCTGAAACCGGCAACATGGAATCTCGTGCAGAATTTATTGGTTATTCTTTTGCCTTTTTATCTGATGTTTTAATTGGATATGTTATGGCTGCTGCTTTATTACCAGATAGTTATGGTTTTAGAGAAAATTTAAATAATATCTATCAAAAAACAGTTGCCGATTACGATGGAGGCGTAAATAGTTTTTGTAGTGACCCTTCAGGTTGTATAACTATTTTAGATTTACTGAAAAAATTAAATGATTTTGAAAAAGAAGATAAAGAAGATATTGTTGCGACATCAGAATATTTAAAAGTAACACAATTAAAAGACTTATTAAATAAATATAAAACTTATAGAGAAACCATAATTGCGTTTTTAAACGATACCAGTCTTAAAAATAACAAACAAAAAACAAATAGTGGTACTTCTGCAAGTAATTATCGAATTTCTTGGGGTAATAATACAACATCTTTGAATTCGGTAAAAACATTATTAGCCTCTGGTGGCCTTTTAGCGACATATTTTAATAATAAAAGTGGCCTTTTACTTAATAATATAAAAGATATTATGACATCTCCGGTTGGTGGTGGATTTCCGTATCAGCTACCAGAACCAGAGCCAGTAAAATGCTTATTAAAAACACCAAACCAATTTGAAAATACTAATAATAATACTAATACTAATAGTTCGTATCAGATATATGATAGTGAAACAATAAAAAATAAACAATGGTTCGGGCCTAGTACTTTTTGGACACCAAATACACCAACTGACGGAAGTGAAGCACCAACATATGGTTATGAATTAAATGTATCTCAAAGTGATAATGAGTATTTTATTGATTTTGGTTATATTTTAGAAAACGTAGACGCTGAAATTAAAAATATAGATGAGATTCTAAAAAAAGAACAAGATAGTTTAACGGCTGAAATTGACAAAATTGTAACAGATAGATTTGGATTTAATCCAACTATAAGAAATGTTTTTACTATTTTATTGTCTAATACTGAAGCTTTCATGGGTGTTTTAAAAAAGGTTTCAGTTGCTGCAGAAGAATATCACAAAACGGAAGAATTAAATGCTTTCACAAAAACAAACGGGCCTAGCGGTGTTGAAAATACAAAAATAAATTCTTCTGAGTCTGAAAATGTAACGGTTTTTTCTTGGCCAACATATTTTGAAAAAGAAACAAATGACAATAACGGACAATTGGCAGACGTTCAAAAATACCCAGGTGTTAATGAAAAATTTCTTGCTTGGCCAGAAATTGTCTTTGTGGAAGACTTTTTAAAAGCATATCTAAAGTTAAACGAAGAGATTGATTTGTTAAATCAAGAATTCGATGGCAAACCAGGTTATGATAATTTTGCGCCAATAAATCCTTTAGAATCTCCCGCTTGGTTTGATGGTTCACCTAATAAATATTTAAACACTGTAGGTAAGACTGACCTTCATAAAGTTATCGGTGAAAGATTGTTCATTGCTTTAGACCACAGCGTTTTTCAACCAATTAGGTTAACTGAAGACGCTTTATTGATTGGACAGGGAAAAAATACTGGTATTGGTAAAGGTGACTGGAACCCGTTAAAAGGTGATGATTTTATCGAAAAAATGGCAGAATTAGATTCTTGGAATCTTTTAAATTCATCGAATGATAAAACCCTTTTAAGTGGTGCATTGGCCGGTTTTAGTGATACAAAAGGATTTATTAATGACATCATAAAAGCCTTGGGTGTTGGTTTAAAAACAACCCTCAAAGGTGGTAACATTGCAAAAGGTACGGTTGTTGGAAACGATGCTCACGGGTTTAAAAGAGATGATGATTATTATAGTTACATGTCGGATAAAGATTTAGGGATATCCATAAAAAAGAACAATAATGATGAAGTTTGGATACACCCAAATCCGTTTAAAATGAATCCAGATTATTTGATTAAAATAATCTCACCAGAAGACGTTAATGAAATACGAGGAATTAATTTAACAAATGAAGATTTTAAAAATTTTTTAAATAATACTTTCACTACTCAAGTTAATAGAGTTATTAATGGTTTAAAGCTTGAAACAACAGAATTTAATCCAAAAATAACATATGCAATAACCGAGTCAAAACAACAAATAATTTCTTTTGAATCACAAAAGTTATATATAAATTTGGCTATGTCAACGATTGATGAAAATCCAAATAATAAAGAGTGGTGGCAAAGTGGTGATGTTAATAATTCTGTTCAAGGACCATTAGGTGATATAACCACTAACATGGGTTTAATAGGTTTTTGGGATGACGAAGTAACCAGACAGAATCAATTCAGTCTTAATTCTAAAAGAGTTAATGGTATTTATTTTTTACCAGAATCAGCTCTTAAAGAAAGTGATAACAATGAATATCCTTTACCACTAATTAGTTCTCAGGCTGAGGGAGAAAAATTGGAGAAGGAACAAATAACAACATTAAAAGCTCCTTTAGTCACAACCCCAATGTGGTTAGATAATGTTAGAGATTTCAGAGTAAAAATTACAGGTAATAACAATATCAATACAAATTATACAGAAGACACTCAATATAAAAATTTAGCGTATTTATTTTTACATTCTTTAAAAACAACACCACTTGTTTTTAGAATAATAGATGACAATGGTGATTTATATTACAAGGATGATGGGGAAATTAAACCTAAGAATGAAAATGGGCCCAGTCTAATTTGGTCGCTTAGAGCTTTTAATTCAATATCGGGGGTTGCTAAAGTACCGAAAGCTTGGTTATTAACTTTAGGTTCACAATTATGGCGTTGGCGAGAATTTAGTGGAAAAAATACAGATGGTTCTTGGAAAAAATTTTTACCTTGTGAAAAGTGTGGTGTTACAAACAACACACCATCAGGTATTGATCCTTTAATACAACCAGGGTATAATAGTTATGATAATAGTTTTAGTCGTCGTCCAGAATATAATCTTATATTCACAAGAATCCAACCAAAATATTATTTAGAAGCAATTTATGGGGGCACATATGGTATAGATTACAATAAAGTCATAACAACACCAAAATCGGTTTTTGGTGGTAACACCAATAATATCGAAAACGGTCAAAAAATTAACGATAAGGAAAACCAAATATTTTTTAGTTATCAATCAGTTTACCCTAAAGATAGTCAAACAGCTGGTACCTATAAATACATAAACGACACAATTGCTGACCCAAACGTAAGCTACGCATGGCCACAAGTTTATATTTCTCCACACCATATACCATTTATACCAACAGATATTTTTAACGACGCTAGTGATGGTGAAGGTGCTATTTTTGTTATGGTAACAGATTATTTTGCTTTTGATAAGAAACAAGATTATCAAACCATAATGCCTCAAATATATAACGGTGTCGATTATAATGAATGGAATCCCCTTACTATCGACGGATCACCCAGTGTTTCTAAATACGGGCCAACACACCGTTCAAAATTTGAAGATGGTAATCTAGGAATGATAGTTCAATATTTACCAGATAGCGTTAAAGATAAAATTGTAACAATATTTGAAAATTGGGCTTTAGGAGATTGGAAAGAAATAATAAAAATAGTTGACCCTGTTAATTTCGCTGGAGCAAATGCTGGATTATTAGATAACTATAGTTACGTAAGTGATGATGAGAATTCTTCTTCGGCTAAAAATTTTTCAAGAGAGGCTGTTGGTAAAACTGAATACGCTTTAGTACCAAACCCAAATGAGAGGCTAAAAAAATTATTAACTGATCAATATTGGGTCTTGAATTCGACCCCAAAAATTTGGTATGGATATCAAAATGAATCTAATAATGACCCTAAAAAGGATAATCAATTTTATGAAGACGGTTTTGTTGTTACTAAAACACAATTTGAAACATATTTAACCAGTTTTTATACAACATATACAGAAAATCTACCAACAAGAATAAAAGAAATCGAGGACGCAAATAAAGATGATAAATCTGGAAATAAGTCCTTAATAGAAGATTTAGATTTAAAATTATCAATATATCGTTCTTTTAAATCTTTAAGTGAGAAATGGATTCAAAGAACACCAGACAACCAGGAATTGTTTTTTAATATTGGTGGAACATCCGATCCCAATCTATGCAATAAAAAACCTAGAACATTGGCCTCTCATTTTCAATATCGCAATAGAATTTGGGGTGATATTGGTGATAAATCTGTTATTGATATTACAAAACTAAACGAACTTAAAGACAACAAAAAAATATCTTTATATCAACTTATAACCGATATCTTAACCGACAATGAATATATGTTTTTCGCTTTACCAACATATATTAATTTAACAGGAAAATTTACAGAAAAAGAATCAATTAACATGTTTAAACCAATATTAGATATTTCAGATTCAAGTTGCGGCCCACTTTTTATATGTATGTATGTTGGTGGCGTCTCTAGAAAATTGGCTTTAAATGTTAACAATACAAACTGTAAAGTAGATAATAATGATGTCGCTAAAGTTTTACAAAATGTTGACGATGATAGTTGGAGTTTAGAAGATATTAACCAACCAAGCGATGTTGCTTCTGGTGAATTTACTGCGTTTAAAGTTTTATATGGCATTCAAAATCAAAACCATTTTAAAAATATCCAATTAGATCAATCGGAATTTACTGAGACTGCAGAATCTTTAAACGTTATCGATAAATTGGCACAAAACCAAGGTAGTGATAGAACCGCAAAAGGTCAAAATTTAAATTCCGCTTATTTAACGCGTTCTTATACTTGTACCATTGAATCTATGGGCAATATAATGATTCAACCAATGACATATTTTGATTTACAAGGGGTACCGATGTTTAGTGGGGCGTATTTAATAACCGAAGTTAACCACAACATTAAACCTAACAATGCGTCAACAAGTTTTAAAGGCGTTAGACAACCAAGAACCATTGTACCTTTAGTTACCAGTGCGTCAGCGGCGATGAATTTAAATTTTGATAAAACAAAAGCCTCTTCTAACGCTGGTACTACTTCTATCAGAAATCTTAGTAGAAGATTAACAACAGAAAATGTACCAGAAATATTACCAGAAATATCAAAATTATTTATTAACCCCGTTGAATGCGGGTTAAAATGTAGGATATCAAGTGGATTTTTTAGATCAAGTGGTGATTTTCATGGTGGAATTGATATTGTTGCGGATAATGCTGATGAATATTATACAGATGGGATATATAAAGGTGAAGGCAAATCCTTCAAAGTAATTTCCGCTTATGATGGTGTTGTTACAAATATTGGTGCGGCAACTGGATTTGGAGCACCACCAAATGGCGGGCGAGTGATAGTTAGATATGGAAGTAATGGTGGTGATGAACCTTTTCCTGATGGTTTTTATTATTTTTATGTTTACGGACACGTCAACGGCGTTGCTGGTCTTAAAGAAAATGATAAGGTTACAAAGGGGCAACAAATAGGTAGTGCCGTTTGGCCTAACAAAACATCTGATGGCAAGCCAGTAATAAATACTGGACTACATTTACATTTACAAATACATAGACTTAAAACAAAAAATTGGCAACAAACAGGGTTTATCGTACCTGATTTATTGTTAAATAAAAATAATAATTGTATAGCAAATGTTACAATACCAAAAATATCAGGTCCAGGAGATTCAGTACTGGCTGAAAATACAGACGTGAATGTAACAAAAATACCTTCAGTAGTAACAACATCTGAAGAAACACAACAATATTACAACACCATTTTAACTAAATTAGGTGCACCATCAACAGAAGGTAATCTTTTATTTCTTAGAGCTTGGAGACAGGCGGAAGGCGGTCAAGCAATTTGGAACGGTTTTAATACGACATTACAACTTCCTGGTGCGACAAATTACAACGGTTTTAGAGTGAAAAACTATTTAAACTCAGAACAAGGATCACAAGCAATAGTAAATACTTTATTAAACTCTGATGGAGGTAAAAGATATAAATTAATAGTGGAAACATTAAGAAAAGGTATTAACAATAAAGAAGACGCTAAAAACTATGCAAAAAATTGGCAACAAAAAGGTGGTCCTTTATTTTGTTGGGTTAAAGGATGTGCAGGTGAAGGAAGCGAGGTTCCAAACTACATATACGCAGTTTTAAAAGGTAATGTAAAAGCAGGGGCTTTATATAAACCAATTGAAACCACTAGTTAATTCCTACCACTACAATAAGGACCTAAACCACTCTCGACTGATTCGGGGGTGGTTAATTTTTTACCACATTTCCCACATTTTCCTGAATGGTAAACTTTAATGGTTGAATATTTGTTTGGGCTTTTTAAAAAATAATTGAAAAACCAATCAACGACTTTATTGGAATTAGCTAAATTTGTTATTTTACTTTTTGGTGAGTGCCTATATAATTCATTTTTACCACCAAAAAACGTTCCTAAAAAAGTATAAGCAGAGTTATTATCTTGACCAGTTAAAACCGATACATAAAAAATATCAGAAGGTGTTTTAGGTTCGGGGGTTTTATAATTAGAATTTCTAACTTTAAAAGTAAAACGATTGCCAGTTATTTCATTAACAACCGTAAAGGTTGAATTACCGGCAAAAATAAAATTTTTAAGATTACCATTTTTAAGCTCGTGGGTTTCTTTTTCCATTTTATTTCTTATCTTTTGTGAATACAAATATAAAAAATAATTTTTACATGGCAATAATTACTGTTGGAAATATTGTAACTGAAAACGGGTTAACAGGGATTCCTAACAATTTTATTGTTATGGACTTTGAAACTTTTCAAAAAGAAAGTAATAATCAACTACCAACCTTATTTATTGGCTGGGAACCCACAAAAAAACTTTTACCAGAAACTTCTATTTTAAATAAAAAAATAAAAGACAATCTTTATTGGACCTTTTCATCAACAGAGAAACGAACCATATTTGAAAACGATTTAAAAAGTTTCATCACCAAATCACATCAAGATTTTATTAAAAATATCCCTTTTTATTCTTTAGATCC